GTGTTGTCCGCAGTGGTGACTCTGACAGAATAGAGGATGCAGATATGCTGATACTCCAGAGATATAAGAGTCCTGGTCAGATTGTTGATATCTATGGGGACCAACTTTCTCCCAAAGACATCAAGCGTATAGAAGAGGGGAGTAATGGAGAATACAGCGGTTGGAAGGATTCTATGGATAACATAGATGCAAGACCTGGTAATCCTCTGATGGCCATGCCTTGTGACTGGCAGGCTGGTGATAGCTACATGGCAGCAGAAGAATTGTTTGGTGATGATAGCTACAACAACATAACTCCTTATGACCTGAATGGCAATGTGAGGGTACTGACAGTTTATTGGAAGTCAAGGAGAAAGATTAAGAAGGTAAAGAGTTATGATCCTGAGACTGGTGAAGAGTTAATTAACTTCCGCCCTGAAACTTACAATTGTGACCCTATGAAGGGTGAGGAGGAACAGGTGTTCTGGGTGAATGAAGCTTGGGAAGGCACTAAGATAGCTGAAGACATCTATGTAAATATGAGACCAAGACCTGTACAGTATAACAGGTTGAGCAATCCTTCATGCTGTCACTTTGGTATCATAGGCAGTATCTATTCTATTAATGGTGATGAGCCTTATTCACTGGTAGATGCTGTAAAACCTGATGCTTATCTGTATGATATTATTAGAGACAAGACTCTTAAACTTATATCCCGCAACATGGGTAAACTAGCAGAACTTGACTTTGCCAAAGTACCTAAGGGATGGGATGTAGATAAGTGGATGTACTTTGCTATGACCAATGGTATAGCAGTAAAAGATAGTTTTAAGGAAGGTAACATTGGTGCTGCTACAGGTAAATTGGCAGGAGCACTGAATAATGCTTCTACTGGTGCAGTTGACCTGAGTCTAGGTAATGAGATTCAGTTCCACTTTAATATGCTTGACTGGATAAAGAACAATATAGGAGAACTGGCAGGCATCTCCCGTCAGAGAGAAGGTCAGATTTCTAATAGGGAGACTGTGGGAGGAGTGGAAAGAGCTACTCTTCAGAGTAGTCATATTACCAAATGGCTTTTCTATATACATGACTCTGTAAAGAAGCGTAGTTTAGAGTGTTTCCTTGAGACTGCCAAGATAGCCTATAAGGGAAGAAAAATTAAGTTTAACTATCTACAACCAGATGGTTCAAGGAAATTAGTAGAGCTTGATGGAGATGAGTTTGCTGAATGTGACTATGGTCTGGTAGTAGACTGTGGCAATGATGTGCAGGAGTTGAATCAGAACTTGGGTCAGCTAGCACAGGCAGGACTACAGAACAATAAGATGAACTTCTCTACTCTGATGAAAATATACACTACAAAGAGTGTTGCTGAAAAACAGAGACTCATTGAGCATTATGAGCAAAGAATGGAAGAGCAGCAGCAACAGGCTCAACAGATGCAACAGCAGCAGTTTGAGCAGAAACTTCAGCAGGATGCAGCCCTTGAGCAGGCTAAGATGGATAGGGAGTACCAGATGCACCAGGAGAAACTCCAGGCACAGATACTTACTGCTCAGATTAATTCAGCAGCTGAAGCAGACAGATTAGCTCTGATGAATCATGATAATGATGAAGCTAATGTAATTGAGCGTGAGAAGATGGCTGAAGAGGCAAGGCAGTTTGATAAACAGCTTGACTTTAACAGGGAGAAGCTGAAAGAAGATACTGCTGTGAAGAAGCTCCAGATTAATAAACAGACCAACAATAAAAAGTAGAAGTTATGCCAAGAGGATATAGTAATTACCAATTCGTCATAGACTCATCCTTCCAGCCGTTTAGTATGCAAGAACTGCTGACTCCTATGATGATGTATAAAGATGAGTATGAGAAGCAGGAAGAGGCTTACAATAGTCTTACTGATAAGGCAGACAAGTTTAAGTATCTAAGTGAGACTCTGCCTGAGGGAAGTAGGGCTCGTCAAGTATATGAAGGTTATTCTGATGAGCTTAATAAACAGGCTACAGACCTTGCTCATAATGGATTGAGTATAGGCAGCAGAAGGGCATTAACTAACCTGAAGAGAAGATATCAGGGAGAGATAGGAAGACTGGTATCAGCAGATGAAGCTATGCAGGAAGAGAAGAAACTCCGCAGAACCATGAATGCTAAAGACTCAAGTATGCTCTATGCTATGGATAACCTGAGTATAGATGACTTTATGGATGGTGCTACTCCTAATCTTTATAACATTAGTGGTACTGAGCTTTATACTAGAGGGGCTGCTGCTGGTAAATCTGCATCTTCAAGAGTATATAGTGCAGGTGATGAGGGTTCTACTCTAAACGGATATTATAGGAAATGGGTAGAAAGAAATGGTTACTCTAAGGAAAGTATGGATGCCTTCCGAGCTAATGTTTCTGCTATTCCAGAGTTACAACAGGCAGTTGATGCTATTCTTGCTGAAAGAGGAGTAACTGAGAATCTAACAGGCAATAACCTTGAGAGAGCAAGACAGTCTGTACTGAATGGTATTATTGATGGTGCTATCTATACTGAAAAGGTTAACCCTGTTAGAGACGCAGGAGTTATGAGTGCAGCTGAGAAGGATGCCAGTGCTAGAGGTTGGGCAGCTAATACCAGAGCACAGCAGCAGATGGAACTCTCAGCACTTCAAAGTGGTTATAAGAGAGAGAATGGTAAGTGGGTACTCGATGAGGAAGGTCTCAAGAAAAGAGCTGAAATTATGGGAATTGATTCTTATAATCCTGATGATTGGGAACTGGGACCTGATGGCAAACCTAAGAGAAAAGCAAAGACAAAGAGTCCACAAAAAACTGAAGAAAATGCTAAGCAGAAGGAACTCTTAAAACTGAATAAAAGTACTCTAGCGAATAATGATGGGTTTGATGTAACCTTTGGTAGTGACAGACACCATTATAATTATATAGGAGCAATCTCAAGACATGGTAACAAATGGTATCATGGAGCTATTGGTGAAGATAATCCTGGGCATAACTTTCTAAGAGGTTGGGGATTCGGTTCAACCTCTAATGTGGAGAATGCTTGGGGTAACTTTAGTGCAGAGGGTTCAGACAGTAGTCAGATGAGAGTACTTTCACCTGATGAGATGATAACTCTTGTGAACTCTAATCCAGATATATTGGATGCTATTCAGAAGCAGGCAGAAGCTATGAACATTGATCCTACAAAGGCTGATATCCAACTGATAGAAGTTCCAAATGAAAAAGGTGGTGGAGGAGATAAAGGCTACCTAATCGCAGTTCATTAAAAATAAATTTTAGGTTTAGATAAGGAGAAGAGTATATGCCAACTTTACAACAATTAAGAGGTTTGAGGTCCAGTGATAGGACTAAAGAAGAGCAGAAGAGTATTAACCAGCAGATGGGCTACCAGGAGAAGGAGCCAGAGGTCCCTGTTGTAGCCAGTATGCCTATAGCTAGACAGACACCTGAAGAGCCTGATGCTGCTGATACTATGCAGAGTGCTATTCTGCACAATGCCTTGAGGTATAAGCAGCACTTAGACGAGGAATATGAAAAGGCATTGGCTCAAAGAGAAGAAGACTATGGTGTAAGTCGTACCAATTCTATCAACTCTAGTGCTAATGACTATATAGAGAAGATTGCTGATGAGGTAAGTTCATACTATAAGAGATATAAAGGTACTGACAAACTGCCTCTATCTGACCAAGAGAAGAAACAACTAGCTGCTGCCTATGATGCAAGAAAACAAACCTATGGTGAGGACAATGCAAACATCTGGCTTGACCAGCAGATGAAAGACAAGGTTGGTGAGAACCAAAGCTGGTGGGAACAGGGAATAAGTGCAATAAGCCATTTAATTCCTGCTATTGAGGGAGGTGCTATTCAAGCTTATGGTAATGTACATGGTGCTATCAACTATATTCTTGGTAATAAACCAGAAAATCAAAGTGAAGACCTTAACTGGTGGGATGGTATGGTTGATGCAGCCCTTGATAATCCTATAACAAGGTATGGTCGAGATGTAGAACTGGCTGGTGCAAGTAATGTAGTACAGGGTTTAACAAATGCTATAGGATTAAGTGATGAAAGTGCTGCTGAAAGAATTGCTGCTACTAAGGCTTCTGCTACAAGATATAATCCTGAGGGTATAGGTAATGATGCAATTGTAACTACTGAAGAGCAAGATGATAGTTTCATATCTTCTGCAACTCCTTGGCAGGCACTTCAATCAGGAGGTTTTACTGCATTGTCAATGCTTGTTGGTGCAGGAGAAGCAAGGTTAGCAGGATGGCTGTTCAACTCTGCTGCTAAGGGAGTAAACTGGCTTAATGCAACTAATAAAGCCTTTAAGACTGCGGAAAGTCTGGAAAAGGCTTTAGTAGGTCTAAAGAGAGCACAGAACTTCACTGATACCTTTGTGATTCCTGCTGCTGTGGGAACTATGGAAGGTGGCCTAGAAGGTCTTTCTACTAAGATTGATGTAGAGCGTGAAGCTGTACAGAATCTTGATGAGTACTATAAAGATAAGGTAAACAGGGAAGTAGAGGCCATATTGGGTGATGACAACCTGAATCCTATGGTAGATGCTGGTGATGGTGTGGCTCGTAGAATACTTAATCCTAATAAGGTATATAAGCAAGTATGGGATAAGTACAAAGATGAGTATATGGATGCAAGACGTCAGATTGACTGGGCTGCAAGTAAAGCAGGCATTCATAACTTCTATGCTAACTCTTTGATTAATGGTGCTATGAATCAGACTCTAAAGGCAGGTCTGATGGCCCCAAGAGTACAGGAAACCTTAAGGAATAGCAGGGCTTTTGGCTGGGCTTATAGAAATCCAAGGTTTAATTATAATGCAGCTACAGGTGAGGTGACTTCCAACATGAGTAAATCAGGCTGGATAGGTAGAATACTCAAAGAACCCCTTGGTGAAGGTGCTGAAGAGTATGCACAGAGTCTAAGTAATGATGTGTTCAGTGGTGCAGCTGAAAATAACATCAATGAATTTATTAAAAATAAGTTTGAAGGTGATGGTATTGCCAAGATTACTGACAGCTTTGGTAGTGACTATGCTGCTGCTTTGACTGCATTGGAAGGAAGTCTTGTCAATAAGGAAAGTATTCAAAGTGCTATTCTTGGTGCAGTCAGTTCTACAATGGGTACTGTAGGAGGCATAGGCAGAGGCTATCACAGGGATGAGAATGGTAACTTAGTAAGGAACTCATTGCTTGACCCAAGAAACTTGACAATAGGACTGGATAGTGAAGGCAATCAGGAGAGCTGGATTGACTATGCAAGAAGGGTTACACCTTGGCGTAGTGGTGCTATCAATGCATACTTTGACAGAAGGCAGGAAATGGATGATGCCAATGAAACTGCCGCTACATTGACTGAATGGCTGAAAGACCCCCAGAATAAAGCAAAGTGGGATGGACTGACAGGTACTGCCAACTGGATAACTCAGATGGAAAATGCTGCTGAGAGTAATGACCAGTTTATCTATAGGAAGGCCCAGATGGGTAAAGCCATCAATGACATCTTTATGCTGAAAAAGCTTGAGGGAACAGATTTCCATGATGCTATTATGGCAGATCTTCAGAAAGCTGCTAATGGTGAGCTCTCTCAGGAAGAGATTGCCAAGATGCGTCAGAGTGGGGGAGAAGAATATCAAAATGTTAGTGACCAAGAGCTGGTAGAAAAGGTACAAAGCAATGCTAACAGAATGTTAGGACTGATGACTCAGGTAGAGCAGGAAAGCAAGAGTCTTGACAGACTGATGGGTAGAATGGATGAGGACACCAAACAGAGTCTTATCTTTGGTAAGATAATGGAACAGGACTTCAGGGAGAGAAGAGACCAACTTCAGGAAGAAATAAATGCCATTAAAGGAAGTATTCAAAATTCAAGGGGAAGCAATATCTCAAGCAGCTTTGAAGAGAATGTAGCACAAATAATGTTAAAGTATGGCAGTCTGAATCATGCCATACAATCGTTGGATGCACTTCAAAAAAGAAGGGCAAAGGTAGAACAGCAGGTGGCTGAATTAGAAGCCATTGATAAAAATAAAACTTCTGATAAGCAAAAGGAAGACCTTATCAAAGGCAAGAATGAATTAAAGCAGTTGGATAAGGCTATTGATGAGTTTAATATTCTTTATACAAGAGATGCAAATGGTAATAAGACAGACCAACTTGATAGCTCTTTGCAGGATATGGTACTAAATGAGCAGGCTATTATGGACTTAGACCCTGTGACTAGAGCAATAGTATTGGCTCAGGGTGCTGCAAAACTCTATAATGCTACTCATCAGAATCGTCAGAGAGTAGACCAGCTGAACCTTGAGATAGATGACATTAATCATCAGATAGATGCTCTAGAGGCTCAGAAGGCTGGTTGGCAAAGAGCTGATGGTAGTATAAAGAAGGGCCACAACAAACAGTATGAAAGGAATACTAAGAAGGTAGAAGAACTTCAAAAGCAGAAGGAAGCTAAGATGAGAGCTTTGGATGCTGAGCAGGGTAAACAAGATACTAAGTCTATCTATAACTCAGCACAGCAAGAAGTAATAGATAACTTAGTACAGCAGGGAATGGCTCAAGATGCTGACTTCTTGGATAAAGTAGTTGATATGGGTAGACTAGAAAAAGGCATTAAGGACTATCACCAACAGTATCAAGCCATTCTCTCAGACCCCAAAGCATATCAGAACTATGTACAAAGGGCTAAATATAATGCCCAGAGAGACCTTACAAGAAGAAGGGCAGAGAGAATTGCGGGAATTCAAAACTTCCAAGAGTACTCTCAAGAGCTTGATAGACTTACAGCCAATGCTTCTCAGCAGGAGATGAATGAGATTATGTCTGTACTGAGAGAACAGGATAGAAGAAATCAACAGCCTCAGGAAGAAGGACAAACTCCTACAAAGAGTAACTTCCAGAGGTATATGGAGAACATTCAAAAGCAGGGAGGCCTTATCAGACAGTTTGCTAAGAATCCTAATTTGACAGACAATGACCAGAGCCTACTGATAGATGCTATGCAGTATCTTAGCAGTAAAGGTATTGATGTTACTGATAGAGAAGCTGCTGTAGAAGCTTTGATAGAAAGAGATGAACAGGGTAATCAAGGTGGTAAGTTCCGTCAGTTTGTAGAGGCAAAGAATGACCAGAGGCTCCCACAACAGAGAACCTTTATGCCTGTATTTACCAGTATAGGTCAGGTGGTTAGTCAGTATGTGGACTTGATAAATGGTCAGCAGACAGATGCCATTAATAGAGGTAACTTACAGCCTACTGTTCAGCCTGCTGCTACTCCTGATACTTCAGGTGCTCCAGCTGCACAGCCTCAGACATCTCCTGTAAGTACTGACTCTTCCCTCCCCACACCTTCTCCTGCTACTCAGCCAGGGCCTGCACCTGCTGGTCCCTCACTATTCAACATAGGTTATAGCAGTGCTGATGGTGGTCAATTTGTGGATGGTGATGGTACTGTAGCTACTGGAGCCCAGACACAAAGTATGCAACAGAAACAACAAGAAGGCAGTAAGGAAGAGGAACAGAAATCTAATCTGAGAAAAAACTTTGAAGCAGTTACTACTCCTGAGATTGCTAAGATGTTAGATGATGCAGCAGGAACTATTAGAAATGGTAATTTCTCAGAAGAAGTTAGAGACCTTGCATGGCAATATTTAATGGAACTTTCCGTTAATACTGATAACAACTATCCTACACTGGACGACTTGATGACAGATATTCAGACACAGGTGAACAGGCTAAAGACACAGGCCAATATGCAAGAGGAAGAAGATAATAACTTCAGTAAGGCAGCTGGACTTCTACAAGGAGTTTATAATTCTCTAAGTACCAAAAAACTTAGAGGAAGGAGGAGGTCTGCTCCTATGCCTTCAGCTAGACCTGAGAATCCTAGGGCTGCATGGATACATACTGCTAATATAGCCTATATGGAAAGACAGAATCCAGATGCTTGGGCAGTAAGGTTTACAGATGATTATGCTATTGATGAGTGGAACAGAGACCATGTGATAGATAGAAAAGACCCTGTTTACTTTATTACAGACTCTGATTGGACTGCTGAAGTTACCATGCAAATGAATAATGGTGAGGGTAGAAACTATGATACTTTGACAGACATGCCTGTAGTGGCTGCTGTAAGAGTAGAGGCTCCTCAGAACCCTGCTAATACTACAGCTATTGAAGTTGATGGTCTATGGTATCAACCTATAGGAATTATGCCTAGTAGTAAGGCTAAGAGTGTGAGTGGTGCTGCTTTAACAGAGGAAATCAGAAAAGTAGCCTCTAAGGAGCAAGGCAGACATTTAATCACTGCCAATGGGATGCCTAATGGTCAGCCCCTGATTACCCATGTGTATGGTGTAAACTATCTGACAGCTCATCATCCTGATGCAAGTAATCCAGCACAAAGGGAAAATAATGAAGAGAATAATTCTGATATAATAGATGCAGTACTAAGAAGTCTTCCCAAAGCTTCTGAGGATAGGCTGAGAGCAATGTCTAAACAGGAGATGTTGGCTGATCCAGAGTATCAAGAAGCAAGAAGTAAGTTCTTAGATGGTTTGCAATGGAACGGTGAAGGAAGTGGTACTTATGAAAATCAGCTTACCTTTACTCCAGAGAACTATCGTCAAGGAGAGACTGGTAATCCTATGATAGTATTTACCAGACCTATGGCAGAAACTACTAGTAGAAATGGTGAGGAGACATTGCCTGAGGTACTAGCTAATGAGCCTCTTGACCAAGTAGTAGGCTTTAATAGTAGGACTGAAAGACTTTTCAATGAGATTATTAGACCTCTGTTCCAGTATCTTCCTATGAAGGACAGGAATGGTGACAAGAGTGCTAAATTAATTACTCAAACGGATGTAGATGCTAATCCAAATGCTTTCCAAGAGGAATGTGACAGACTCACTAAGATGCTTAATGGTTTTGATGGTTCTAACAGTTCGAGAGGACTGAGAGGAGTCAGTGACTTCCTTTATATTAATCCAAAGAGTGGTTGGAGTATTAAGGTAACTGCACCTGAAGGATTACAGACTATTGGTACTGATGTTACAAATTCAGAAAGTGTCTATAAGATATTCTATGTAAATAATGATCCTGAAATAGCTCCTATTGAGATTGGCACTATCACTATGAATGCTGATAGTAGCAATAGTCCTGCTAATAACATAGCAGCTATGGGACTTCTAAAGAATATCATGTGGGACGGTCAGCAAGTAAGGGACTTCTTAAACTGGCAAGTACCTAAGACTGATGCTCAAAACTTGAAGAATCCTGATAAGTCGAGGAGTAGTCAAGCAAGAAGGAATTATGCTTCTATAGTTGATGATGATATATTAACTCTGGCAGGCAGTTCTATAGTATATGATGTTGATGGTGTAAAACTTAATGCTCCTATAACTGTAGATGGTCAGGGACACACAAGAATAGTATTTCCTCAGGATACTGTGGTCAATGCTGACAATGCTCAGCCAGCTACTCCACAGAATTTGACTCCACAAGGAGATGGGGCTATAGTAGCAGGAGATGGTAATCAGGTACTTGAAGACTCAGGTGCTAATTTAGGAGGTAACAATAATGGCTCCCTCCCCCCAACTCCTCCTCGCAGGAATCCTAACCTTGAAAGAGCAGAGGCTACTACCAGAAGGATTGTGGAGGATAGCAAGGAATTCCAGCTGTCAGAGGATGAGACCTATTATTATATCATAGACAAGAACACTGGTAAGGAAGTTAAATACCTCCGTGTAACTACAGTGATTGGTGCTGATGAGAGTGTGCCTCAGTGGACACCTACCATTGATGAAATCTTGAATAAGCTGAAGGAAAGACACTCTATCAGTAATGATGCATACTCAGAGAGTTACAAGGATAGTCAGGAGATGAGTAGGAAACTAAATATTCCTATTGCAGAGATTCGCAGAGCTATAGCAGAACTTAGAACTGCTCATAATAAGGAGAAGTATGGTGCTTGGGCCACACCTTCTACCTCTATTGGTAATAGCTTTGATACTATCACCCGTGACTTCTTGGCAGGACACTTGAAAGCAGAGTATCCCAATGTGTCACAGGATGTATTGAATGTCTTTGTACAGCAGCTGACTCTGTTTAAGAATGATTTAGACTCAAGAGGTATTCATATAGTCTCTGAAGGAGTAATGGCACATGGCACTATTACTATGACAGATGATGATGAGAATACCCATGATGTAAAGGTTGCAGGTACTCTTGATTTGTTTGGTTATGATGATAATGGTAACTTCTATATCTTTGATATGAAAACTACCAGAAAGCATACAGACCAGAAATTACAGGACGAAAAGGCTAAGTGGTCAAGACAGATAAGTATGTATGCTGACCTGCTTAAGCAGACTTATGGCATTGATATAACTCCAAACCATCTGAGAATTATTCCTATCAATGTTAATTTCCCAACTCCTATGGGCAAGAGAGAGGAGTATCTTGATCCAACAGGTCCTGCATACTCAGAGACTGCTGAAGGACAGTTACAGATGACTTATAGAGGCCATGAGCCTGAGGACTTCAAGATGACTATGCCTCAGAACCCTAAGGAGAACAATGGTGATAATGCTGTAGGTATGAGGAAGACTGCCTATAAAGAGCAGTTCCAGCCTGGTTATACAAGGTTTAATATCAACTGGGATAATCTTAGTAGTGAAGACCAAGATATTGCTTCAGCCCTAACTACACAGACAGGAGGTACAGGAGAAACTTCTGGCAGTGCTCCTTCATCAGCACATATAGAAACGCCTCAGAGAAGAAGTCCTAGCTTTATGGATATGGGTAATCTAGGTTTTGAGGAGCATCAGGAAGCAGGTCCTACAGCAGCTCCTATAGTTCCTAATGGCCAATCAGAGGTATTACCCCAATGGCGCAGACTTAGTGCAGCAGTCAAGGGGTTCCTGACAGACAACTATGGTATTGAGAGTGTTGAGGAGTATAATGATATGCTCAATGACCCAGCCCTATCAGAAGCAGTAGTCCATGATTTAAAGTGTCATGGATTGATATAAAATCTATAAGAAAAAAGAAAAGGAGGTTTCGGCCTCCTTTTTATTTTTTCCTACTTGCATTTATTTAACACCTTTTGACTGCTCTTAGAGGGAGATAAAGTTATCCTACTAATTCTGGACTGTCTATCACTGGATGGCTTCCAGCCCACCAACCACATATATACAATACTGTAATTAATATGGCTATAATTAATACAAGCCAAAACCAAAAAGTTTTATTGATTTTCATTTCTTCTTTTTATTTGGTGTTACCACAATCTCAGGAAGGAATACTTCCCTTGGATAATTGTATCTATAAAAAAGATTCTGTGTGTGACCATCACTATTTGCAGTGTAGATAGATAAAGGCACATTTCGTTGTATAAAAGAATTATCGTGCCCTCCTCTGCTATAAGTTATTAGGGGCTCACCTTTTTTAATAGGGTATTTTTTCCCTTTGAAAGTAGCCGTTCTATCTTGACCAGCAAAGCCTGTTACCATCATTGTATGATAACTGTCCTTATTGGGCACTTTAGAAATGATTAAATTACCAGGAACTACATCAGCAGAATCTATAGCTGTATAATTGAATCTTTCAGGATTGGTATGAATAGATTTTGCCCCCTTTACTGGAGTTTGAGGATCTACCCACTGAGTAGCAGACAATGTGCAGTTAGAGACCCCAGAAGGAAAATCTTCATATATGTTATCTTTTATCCATCTGAGACTATTTCTAAACAGAGTATTTCCAAGACTTAAAGGCTCATCTTTAGCTTCATTATAATTAGAATATACCTGATTGGTTCTATGTAGTGCTGCATCTTCCCAATCATATTCTTTTTTACTAATAGGAGAAAATATAGGAGTTCTTGCAACATAAGTGGCATCAGGTATGGCAATATTCATCTGCTGACTATCCTCAGAAGTACCATCAAACAGATTACCTCCAAAAGCTTTCTTGTACTTATTTACCACTCTATGATTGATGGTATAATTAGAAATTACCTGTCCTGGTTTAGAACCTTTTGGAGCCAGTTTAAATGACGGCAAATGGTGAACATCTGTATAAGACATTTTGGATTTCATCTGTTCTCCATGTTTCTCAGCTTCCCTACGAAGCTTGACAGTATTGTCCCAATAGTCTATAACTAATTCATCATCATAGTCTTTTTTCTTTTCTTGAGCATAATTAAAATCATCAAATATCCCCTGACCAGTAACAGCTCCTTGCAAGAACTTGATAGCCTTTCCTGCCTTAGAGACTACAGGCAATGCTCCTAGGGACTCCATTACAGCATTATAGGCATTATTGAAAGATGGATTGCTATCATATTGGCTAATAGCTTCCTTGGCATCTCCATAGCCAGATACACCTGTTGGATCAAGAGCTTTTCCTATAGTGTAGAATAAAGGAGACTGTGCTGCAACCTCATCCCATGTGCTGAGATTAGTTACTTCTTCTCTTCCATCCCCCTTAGGTCCTCCTGTTAAAAATAAATTACCTCCAAGTCCATGTTTCCAGTGTCTAGAGTTCAAAGCAAAGATAGCCATCTTCTTCTGAGCAGGAGTACCATGTTCTTTAAACCAAGTGGCAGAATGTCCTGTTCTCTCTTTTAAAGCAGTGAACTTTCCTCTGTTCTCTGGCTTAATATGAATACTGCCACCCTCTGCTTTCTTTTTGGGCTGATATTTATAGTAGTTAGGCCTGTTAGGATCATTCATTAATGTGTAGTCTTTCCTAAACTCTAACCATTCCTTCTTTTCTTCAGGAGTCATATGCCTCTGTTTTCCGCCTTCTTCAGTAACCAATCCTTTATTAAACCAATCAAGTTCATAGCCGACTGTATCATGAGTTTTAGGCTTCATAAAGTAACCAATACCATCCTTCCCAAAAGCAATACTGTTAGCATGATAGCTTTTATCGGAATTATCATAATGAAACATTCCTTTACTATATGCCTCATCAAAGTTCTTAGGTTTTCCGTTTAGTTTCCAATAGAAGTAGGAATCATACTTGTCATTAGGAGTAAACCTTTGATTATCTGGAAGAGTATTTAGATACTGATTATATTCAGAGTCTGGTGTGATTATAACCTCTCTTCTTTGAGTGAAGGGTACTATAGTATTCACTTCCTCTTTCTCCCTCTTACTTCCTCCCTCAGCAAACTCATTGTACTTATCTTTTATGTCTTGAAGAGTAGTAATACCATGACGTACTGCTATCTTCATCATTTCAGCCTTTGCTGCAAGGGAAAGATTATCCCATGCAGTCTTAGGAACTGGTGTATATGTATAACCTTTATACTGCTGCATACTACTATATTTTGTTTGCAAAGGTAAATAAAATATAAGACAGTACCAAACACTAAGTATTTTTATTAACCATCCTTTATAAATATAATTAGGACTTTACTTAGCAGTGGGAATATTATACATAATAGACGTACCTTTGTACAAAAGAAAGGAAGCAATGAATAAAGTATTAACAAGATACTCAACTAAGTGCCTGTTTGAATGTTTAAAAATGAAGTAATATGGCATCAGAAATTATTATCACGTTGGTAGGACTGTTCTGTACAACAGTGTCCAGCATTGTAACATTTATCCTTACTAGGAGGAAGTATAATACTGAGGTAGATTCTCAGCAGATAGAAAACATGGAAAAGTCTTTTGACGCATATAAAAAAATGATGGAAGAAACTCTTGATGCTCAAAAAAGGCTGATGGAGACTACTGTCAGTGGGCTTAATAACAAGATAGATACATTGGAAAAAGAGAATGCCTTCCTCCGTCAACAGGTTGATAATCTTAGAACCCAGATGATTCAATTCCTTGGTGTCAAGTTCAATGGAGATAAACATGAATAAGCAAGATTATATAATCATCCTTGGTACTGCTCATAGAATGAGAGAGCCAGGAAAAGAGTCTCCTGATAAAAGGCTGAAAGAATGTGTTTACTCTAGAGAGATTTGCTCTGAAGTAGCAGCAAAACTAAGAGCCTATGGCCTAAAAGTTGAAATAGACTATGAACCTTTGGACTTACCAAAGACTATGCAGTCATCAATAGTCAAACAAGAAAGAAACAATGAGTTAGCTATGAGGGTTAACTTTGTAAATGAGATATGTAGGCAGAAAGGCACCAAGAATGTTCTGTATGTTTCTATACATGTTAATGCAGCTGGTGCAGATGGGGCATGGCATACTGGTACTGGATGGGAGGCTCTGACATCTACAGGAAAAACTAAATCAGATACTTTAGCTGCTTGCCTCTATGATGCAGCTAAGAAGAATTTAATAGGTATTAAAATCAGGGAAGATTATTCTGATGGAGATCCTGATAAAGAGGCTAATCTTTATGTTCTTAACAATACAAAATGTCCTGCTGTTCTAACAGAAAATCTATTTCAGGATAATAAAAAAGATGTGGATTATTTGTTGTCAGATATAGGTAGACACGCTATAGCAAGATTACATGTAGAAGGAATACTAAGATATATAGAGATAATGAGTTAACTATTTTTTCTTTACGTATATTTGTTTTAGGATGTAAGAAAGAGGGAAGCTGAGAAGCCTTCCTCTTTTTGTTTGACTACTAACTACCTAACAATAAGGACATTTTGTCCACTATCGGCATTGTTTGAAATGCCTCTTAATAGTTTCTAACTTTGCACCATCACTAGTGATATAAATTGTTTTATTGTTTAATTGATTAAAAAGATTAGAAACTATGGCACAAAATGATGGTGTTTATGTTTTTCCAGATGCTGTAAGTAAAGCATCAGGTATTGATCCTGGCCTGCTGGCACTGCTGAACCAGAATGGTGGCTTTGGTGGTAATGGCAACTGGATTTGGATTCTCTTCCTCTGGATGATGTGGGGAGGTAATGGTTTTGGTAATGGCATGAATGGTGGTACTGGTTTTATTTCTAATCAGCTCAACAACAATCAGGGTAGAGACCTGCTGCTTCAGGCACTGAATGGTAGAGCCGATGCTCTTGGACAAATTGCCCAGATTACCAATACTGGTGTTGAGACTGTGAAGAATGGTATCTTTGCTCTTCAGAATGCAATTAATCAGGTAGGTTCTCAGGTTGGTATGAGTGGTCTTCAGACTATCAATGCCCTCCAGCTTGGTAATGCTAACCTGAGTCAGCAACTCTGTGAGTGCTGCTGCAACATGAGGTATGACTTGGCTACTCAGACCAATACTCTTCAGGCTCAGGCTGCACAGAATTATGCTAACTCTCAGTTGCAGAGTGCTCAGAACCATGCTGCTACTCAGCTTCAGATGGCTCAGATTGAGAGTGCAGACCAGCTGGCAGTATGTCAGCAGACTAATGCACTGACTTCTCAGGCTGCTAATAACACCAATAGTATCTTGAGTGCTATTCAGTCTCAGAATGCCATGATTACTGATCAGTTCTGTCAGCTGAAGGAGCGTGAGTTGCAGAATAAGATTGATACTCAGGGTGAAATCATTACTCAGCTGAGGAATCAGATTAGCAATGACCATCAGACCCTCCAGTTCAATAGTGCATTCCATGCCCTGGATGACAAGATTGATGCTATTGCTGCTAAGCAGCCTAACACTGTTCCTGTTCAGTGGCCTAATCTGACAGCTGTAAATACTACTCCATACATAGGTCAGGGTTACTACCCTTGGGGTAGTAATGGCTTCAATGGCTGGGGTAATGGTGGTATAGTACTGTAATTAAGGGAAATAGGAGGTAAAAGTATGAATTGCATAAATATTATAGCAACCAATGCAGGAGGTATTCCCCGTATTGTTTCAACCAATACTACAGTAGGCACTGAGAGTGTTAACATTGCCTTAGGTTTCAGAGGTATTAAGCCAGCAGGTTATCTGACTATTATAATTGATACAGTTATTCCTGCTGATACTACTGCAACCCTGCCTGTCACATTTACACTGAATGACATTACAAGAGCTCTTACTTTACCTGATGGTACACCCATCACAGCAGCAGAACTGTTAAATGTTAGTGTTATTACGGTGTATAATGACAGAACCAGAGGCCTGCTAACTCTCATGTCAAGAACAACCGTTTAGTATTAATTTTCAAAAGTAATTAACTATGTTTTCCAATTTAAGTAAAGGCAGTGTCCTGTATGGTCTTGACAGGAAGAATGGCAATAAAGTGTTTACTGCCACAGTAGAGAATATATCACTTCCAAGGCCTAGATTCAACCAAAATACATTTGGTCAGATACCAGAAATGGTGGTGGATATAGCAGCTAATATAGGAGGTGAAAGAAAGGAGTTTCAGCAAGTTCCAAACAACAATGTTATTGCTGATTTTGGGCCTAACTCCTTGGTAATCTCTGATAGTAAGGATTCACTGATTAATCACATTAAAGCTCTTAGGCAAGAGAGTAAAAGTGTTATAGACAGTGCTCCTATGCATCAGGAGTGGCTTCCTCAGTATGATGCTGCTCTCAGTGAGCTTGATCCTGCAACAGCCAATGACAATGCTGTAAAGGAACTAAACAATAAAGTCAATAACCTGGAAGGCCAGATTGCAGAGATGCTGTCTTTGCTTAAGGCTGGAAACAACAAACCAACAGTTTAAGATTATGGTAGTAATGTTTAAGATGACTCCTGAGAAAAAGGAGAAGTATGTTAAGAAGCTGGAGAAGATGTCTGAATTCATAGATGAGTTCAAGGAGTGCTTGGAGGATTCTGATGAAATGGATTATGATGAGGATTGGGAAGAAGAAAATCCTCAGTTCAAGAATGCTATGCGCAGAGCCATGAAGTCAATGATGAAGAGTCGCTACAGCAGGAGAGGTGAAAGTTATTAATGTTTAATCGAGGAGGGCAGCAGGCAAATATAACTTGCTGCCTTTCTTTTAAAAGGAGAAATAATATGTATAACAAGGATATGGGTAGTTATGACGAGATTCCTGAAGGCATGATGTATTATATCAATAACTATGGATGTCACTTCAACAAGAAGCTATGTGATTGGGCTGTCAGTCAGATGTATAAGGACAATAATGGTAAGAAAGAATACATTAAGCCATACACTAAGGATCAGGTTAATGCTATGATGGCCAGCTATGGTATCAAGGTTGAAAGAAATAAGATGTATGATGCAGTATATGTAGCTAATATGTGTGCTGCTGATTTCTTAGGAAAGTCTGTTCCTGATGAAAGACATCTTATCATGTATGTTAAAGACCTTCTGGACGATGCTGATGCAGAAGAGGGATTTATATTTAACAGATTCTATGCGGACTGTATGTTCATGGATAATCCCGTAGAGTGGGAGGATATGGTATGAGGACTAGATTTTTTGAAATAGGAGACAATGACTGGGGAATTTTACTATGCTGGGATTATGATAGCAGGGACTATGATGATATGTATGCCATTATGGATAACTTTGGGTTGGAGGAAAAAGAAATAACAGAATCTTTTAAAATACTCCGTAAGCCTGATACTGGTATGACAATACCTGACTTTAGCAGTCAGATGTCTGTAATATTTATCAGTAAGACAACTTCAGAAGAAGAATGGCTTGATACCCTGTTCCATGAGTTAAAACATGTAGTAGAGCATATCAGTTTATTCTATAGAGTTGATCCTCAAAGTGAACCTGCTGCTTATCTTCAAGGAGAAATAGGAAGACAATTGTTTCCTGTCATTATGACAAGACTTTGCAGAAAAGGCAGCCATTATACTAATTAGAGTCTTAATTAGATGTACTTACTCAAAAAATATAGTGTGTGAACAAATACACTATATTTTTTATTTTTGCATAAAAATCACAGAGATATGATAGAACAAGAGAAACATATAGGAGAGTCCCAAATGAAGGACAAGCCTATTAAGCCTTTAGGCTTTAAGCTAAAAGACAAATCAGTTAAAAAGGATCACCTCTCAGATGAATTGTTGCATGAGCTTGAGAGAATCAATGACCTTCAGAATCAGATAGACACCTTGGAAACAAGTGGAATGGCAATCAGCAATCTCTTTGGTGATGATGAGCATATAGGTATATCACAGAAGACTCTTACTGATGCATTCAATAAGATATGGGCTAAGATTGATGAGATGACAGGAGAGCATAACACAGGTATCAGTCTTGTTATATCTCCAGAATACTTTGTAGGAGAGAGTGGGGTAGATGTTCATGTAACAGCCTCTTCACAGGGTACAGGAGGAAAGTTTGATGCTATTGCCCTTTATCTTAACGGTGAACTCATTATTTCACAAGAAAATGTGGAGACACTGGAGTATGATTTTCATATTGATGAAACATCCACATTGAAATGTGTTGCTAAGATTCTTGGAGTTCCTTATACAGAGGAGAGGAACATCACACACTATCATGCTTTCTGGTTAGGAGGTGGTAATACTGCATCTGATGTAATGATTCAGGCAAACCTTATTCCTATCACCCACGGAATGAAAGGAAGCTATAATATTTCATTATCACAGGGAGACCATATTATCATTGTGGTTGACTCTACTTTGAGAGAAGGACTCAGACGTGCAGATATGAGTGGCTTTGAGATACCATTCAGTGAAACTACGCAGACTATTGACGGTACAGAGTATAAGATATTTACAAGTCTTAATACCTATAACGTAGGAACATATAATATAGATATAAACAGCTAAAGGATATGACTCAGAATATTAACGCTACAATAAGGGGGAAGCAATCCAATATCCCCTATGAGAAAAAGACAGTTGTCCTCGGTGGCAATATGGTGGGAGGCAAGAATATTCTCACGCAGGATATGCTTCTGTCTGAGAATACCAAGTATATTATAAAGTGGACATTTGACCTTAACACAAATACAATCACCATGCCTGTTGGTTCAGCACTGGAGTTTAATGGTGGAAGTATTAACAATGGTACGATTATTATTAATGACACATCAATATACCCCTCATACAGCTCTCTTACAGAAGGCTCAAACCTTACTGTAGAAGGTAATCCTTCTGCAGGAACTTATAAATTTGAAAATGGCAAACCGTTTTGGCATAATGGTACAGCATGGGTAGACGCAACAGGTACTCCAGTATAAACCAAATAATAATATGACATATAAAGAAGAAACTTATGTTCTTGATACTCTCATAGAGATACAAGAAACTATTAGAAGTCAAAAATTTAAATAAAATCTTGAAATTATCTATAACTTAATAAAATAATTATTATGACAGAAGTAACAACTAATATTCCTGCTAGACTTAAAAATGCTGCTGTTGGTGGTCATGTAGCAGGTGTAGAAGATATTGTTGATGATGTTAGTGGTAAGACTCAAGCAGAAATTAATACTGATATTAATTCAACGCTCACAACTCATCAAAATGAGATAAATACACTAAATAGTCAGAATTATGAGTCTGTAACAGCTACAGAGCAGACCACTGCTGCAACAGACGTGCTTCCTGCCACTGGTGAGGCTGATACCATCTACAGAGTTGGTTCTTGGGATGGTGCACAATATGATGCCACCTGCTACAGTGAATATGCCTGGAAAGGTGATGCTTATATTCATCTGTCTACCAAGCCACAGATAGGCGAGGTGTTTGATATTTCTGCCTACCGTGCTACTGGTGGTACACTGGCAAAGTACGCTGACTTATCAGCTGCTCTTGACGGTGGAAACAATATTCCGTCAGCACTCCGCAAGGGTGGAATGTCAGTCAAGTTCATTCAAGGTTCTGCACAGAGTTCTGACAATAAGTATGTACAATATAGATTGATGTCTGATACGTTTAATACTAATCCTGCTAATTGGCAAGGTGTTGATGATGTGCCTACTGCTGGAAGTGATAATCTGGTTAAGAGTGGAGGAGTGTATACACCAATATTTGGAGGGGTTGTAGAGTATGTATCTTACATTACAGGTTTTTATAGCGACACTTCTTTGAATATTATTTCGGCTGATGCGTTTAGAATTAATAAATACAGAATTAGTGGAACGAGAATACACGTCAAGTCAAGGACATTGTCAAATATGTATTGCGCATGGTTTGATAACTCTGATAATGTAATAGGAACTCCATTTGCTGGTAATAGTGGAAGCGGTTATAGTTTTGATGAGGATCTTGATATACCCAATGGGGCTGAATATATCAGCATTTCTCATGTTGTTGATGACGGATACACTTGCACTGTGACGTCTTTAGATACAGGGATAAAAGGAACAGTTGAACAGATTGAAAAAACCTTGTACAGTAAACTGAAACTATCATCTATAGAGGATAGTGCTTTCTATTCATCCCCAACAGGAGATAAAAACACCTCTATCGCAGATTTTAGCATTGCACATTATGACATTATTGAATCTATAAGTACCATTCATATCAAGGGACGTACTATACCTTCTACGTATATATTGTTTTTTGATAAAAATGACACAATTCTTTCTTATACAGAAGGAAATTCTGGAAGTGGTATAAACACAGACGATGATTATACAGTTCCTTCAGGTTGTACTCATTTCGGTATTAGTTATGTAAACATATATGAATTAATTGTTTCTACCCCAGAAAATGACGGCATTGTTGGTAAGGTAGAAGAAATTGATAAAAAGGTAGAAGAAATTGATAAAGTAGTAAATCCTGATTACTATTCTACAAAAAAATTTGGTCTTATAGGTGACAGTATTGCTGCTAATGGTGGCTTTATTGCAAAGGCTGCTGATATATTAGGTTTTACTTATAAAAACGTTGCTATTGGAGGGTGGATGCTTGGTGATAAAGAAGGTGTATCTGTATATAAGCAAGTAAATGGAGTGGCTCCTGCAAATGTTGGATTAGATGGTGATGAAGACATGGTAATAATCTTTGCCGGTACTAATGACTTTGGGCACGCATTGACTATTGGAGAACCTTATATTGTGGATGCGGATGGTCACAGGTCTGCTAATCAAGACGACTTGACAACCTGTGGTGGCCTTGAAAAAACAATCCAAACGTTATATACTAAATATAATGGCTACATTCCGATTATAATTTGCTTGCCACTACAGCGTAGTCTTGAAGGAACTTACTCATCTGGAGGGTCCTGGGATAAAAACGACATTGATAAATACATGGATGATTATGCTGATGGAATTAAAGCAGTGGCTCAATATTATGGGATACCTGTTTGTGATTTCTATAATATCAACATGAATCCAAACATCCCTGCTGCAAATACTAAATACTTTAGTGACGGACTTCATCCAAATACAGCCGGTCATAATCTTATGGGTAGATGGTTGGCTAAATTCATTGAAGCACACGCATTTGATGTTTAACATAGTTATTGTAATAAGTAGGTACATAAGGCAGTCACTTCGGTGGCTGTCTTTAATCAAAGAAATCCCACTCTTTATAGGTGGGATTTTTATTTGCTACTCTTTTAAAATCAACAACTTACCCTCATCATTGGCATTGTTTTCATTCTATCTATATTATAACTAACTTTGTAGTGCAATAATAAACAATATTAGATATGAAAACAACAGAAGAATTAAAGCAAGAGCAGTATGATGCCAAAGCTAAGTTACATGAGTTAATAGAACTCATTAACAGTAAAGAATACTATTCTCTTAGTCAGTCTGAAAAGAATATTATAGGACAAAGAAGAATTGCTATTGAGCTATATCTTAACTCTCTTACTAAAAACATCTATGACAAGGAAGGTAGTACTTTTGATTTAAGTGGTGCTATGTGGCCATTAATGATGAGTAGTATGTTTTCTGGCAGTTCCTTTGGATCTTCCTCTGGTACTGAGTATCTAAAGAAAAAACTTGAAGAGGAAGGACATAAGACTGAGACAGATGATAGTCAGGAGGAATCTGTTTATGCAGTACCAGTATGAAACAAGATGCAATAATAAATCAGTTGGCTAGAATCTCTGGTAGATCCAGGAAACAGGTAATAGAGGTTCTTAAAAAGATGTCTCAGATGCCTGAAGTACAAAAGGAAATTAGAAACTATTCTAAGAAATCCTAAAGGTTTCTGTAAGTCTTAAAGGAATCAAATGTATCTATTCTATCTTTGCAGTACAATGTCAAAGAAGAGTAGATATGTTTGATTTTAAGAAGTTAGTAGTGAAGTATCTCAGAGAGGTAGCTGATAAGATAGACGCAGGAACTTCTGAGATAGGAGAGACTGAAGCTATGGATATTCTCAAAGTAATAGCACACAGACCTATGAGCAAGGAACAGGCTTGTAACTATCTTAATCTTTCTAGAAGCAGGTTTGATGACCTTGTAAGAGAAGGCAGAATACCTAAAGGCAGGAAGAGAGTAGGATTAAAGGAGCTCTCATGGTGGGAGGATGAACTGGAAATGTGTAAAAGAAAATAATTTCTCATGTATTTGGTAATTTGAAATATAATGATTAATTTTGCAGAAAAATATGAAGACAACAACAAAGAAGGCTAATTGCTATGCAAGAGGTGGAAGAGTTAAGGCAAACACAATTAAGGCAGGAGTTACCAAGAATAGAAGCAGAAGATACTCCTGTGGAGGAAAGCTTAAGACTAAGTAACTACCATCAGAGTAAACTATTCTTAGGTTTCCTCAAAATACTTCCAATGCTTATGGCAGCAATGTATTTAGGCAATACTGTACTGTCATATTTTAATGTGGAAAGTAGGGTTTTCTCCTACATGTCTAGTTTAGGAATCATTCCTTGGGCTTTTATAGTGTTTGCTTCCTACAGGCTGCGGTTTTGTGAGTACCATAGAATGTTTCTTTGGTATATATTAGTAAACAATTTATTATGCTGGGTAGATGAAGAGTACACGTTACCTATAGACAATTGGAACTACTTTATTCTACACATAAGTATAGCAGGATTATTCTTGTTTTTAGTACTGTATTTTCATCAGAAGTGCAGGAAAAAATCTTAAAGAACTCTAAAAGATAAAGCCAGAGATAGTACTCTGGCTATTTTTATACTATATTTGCAGAAACTAAAAATAAATACAAGCTATGGGCAAATACAAGGGAGAATTGAATTGGTATTGGAGCAAACGGGTATATGTTTACCCTTTTAAGGATTTACTACAAGATTTTAGTTGGTCAGAATGGAGGAATATCAATGACTCTGAATTTGAAAGTAGGCTAGATAAATATAATGAAGTTGAAGCAATAGGGTTAAAACTAGTCACAGGCAAGAAAGGTGTCTGTGGCATAGGCATCAGAAGAAGCACTGATGTTCGGCATTCACTATCTGTAGTGCAAACTTCTTTAAGCCTGTTGGGACTTTCAAAGGACTATGATTGGATTATACAGACTCCTCATGAGTATATTATCATTATTGACGCTGTAGATGGGTTTAACAATAAAGACCAGAAAGTTTTTGAGAATATTAGGATTTACTGGGAAACATCTATCCAGGCCCCAATAAGAGGATTCCCAGCAGCCTATCCAGTACAGTTTATTGGGTTCAATCCTCAAAACCACCCAAAGCAGAGTTCAAAAAAGAGTATCTATTATTGTATTGGCCAATTGACTGGGAAGACAGATATAGTCTTTTCAAAGAAAAAACCTTGGTGGAAAAGGTTATTCTGCTAAAGTAACAATAAAAAGAAAAGGAGAAGGAGGAATTACTCCACCTTCTCCCAAACAACATCAACTTAACAGGTATTACCTAGTTCTTAGCTTTCTACCAAACTCATAGTTATCAGCGGCCTCATAAGGGTGTTCTATAGCCCACCATGATTTCCAATAAGGCACAACTCTTTCAAGATGCTTCTCAAACTTTGAGTCATACTTTTCATACTTGCCATTTTTGTCATCTTGTTGATAGAAAAAGTCTTTATCTGTCTCTTCTCCTATAGCAACACCAATACCTTGATATCCTAGTTGTCCAAGATCATACAAAGCACTTACACCAACAGGCACAAAATCGAGTAATTGTCCTGATTGCATGAAGGTTTCTGGAATATAAAGTAAGGCTTCCTGCTCTAAAAGAGTTCTCATAGCAAAATAATATACTAAACCTGTAGTTTGGTCTATCTCTTTATCATCATCATCTCCACCACCTCTTGCAGTAGCTAATCTGAGAGCTAACAAAAGTCCCATTAAGAAAGCTGAAGCAGCCATACGTCTAGCATTCATATTCTGTTCTTCAGAGAAACCTGCATCTTGCATAGCTTTCATAGACCTCTTAGACCAAGGAGCCATCATACTGATGAGCATGTCCCAAAAGCTTAAGGCATTCTTATTACCAAACATTCCTGATACCCAAGATGCATGAACCTTTAAAGCAGTATTGACAAAGCCTTCTACATTCCTGTCAAGGGCTACACTATAGTGATTGTTGGAATACATCATTTCCAAATAACCCAAAGCCCAACCCTTCATAGCTAAGAATGCATTAGTGTACCATTGCTGATGCCATGCAGTTTTGTCTTGCTCATTGTAGATACCATGAAGCCTGTTATTAGTCTCACGACACTTATCCATATAAGCAGACTCATCAGATTTAGTCCAAATGATATTATAGATGTCATCTTTGACTGTCTGAAGAATGTCATTATAATTGCCTGTACCAACACCCCTATACCTCAGATACTGTTGCTCTGCTGAATCAAACGTAGGAACTGCCGTCAATGGACTTGCAGAGGAGAGATAGTCTTCTGTTTTCTGAAGGATACTAGAGAGGATATTGTACTTATATGCTCTGAACTGCATGATTTGCTTATCAGTCAAAGCATTGTACTGGTCCCTATAAGCATTATACTCATCAACATGATCCTTTTTATAGGTCTCATCAGCAAACTGTTCATCTTGATATACTAGCCAATCCTCAAAGTCAACAGTTGATTTAGTGACAGGTTTGAGGAATACTCCCTTGTCATTGAGTACATCAGAGGTAATCTCAGAAGCACTCAATGGATTAAATTTAGTAAATTCAAGAGTATATCCTTTAGTTACCCCAGAATCATCTTTATTAGGAGTTTGTTTATAGGCATCCCATAGATTACCCTCTGCGTTACCATAAACATCATACAAAGTAGTACCGTGTGCCACGGCCAAATAACTCATTGCCTGCATGTAGTGATCCCCTGAGGAGTAGGGCAAATATCCTAAACATCTATAGAAATTATTTAATTTTGACCTTGAAGTTTTCCAGTTTCTAAACCTTTCCCTATTATTGCTGGATGTATTCATCTCCTGCAAGAACAAGTGCAGTTTATCATCTTGTCTAAGATTTCCTGGCGTCCAAAGTTGAGGAAGATGCTGGAAGTAATACTTATGAGCATAAGCCCAATCTTTTGCAGTGAAGTAATCACCTGTAACAGCTTCTTTGAAGATATTATTAAAGCCTGTTAGAGTATTTACTGCACCACCCAACACATTTCCTTTCAAGAACAATGTACCACCAAGGGAAGAGATATTCTGAATTACTTTATTAAGAAGGATTCTTCTTCCTTTCCCAATAGGAATTCCCCAATAAGTAGCACTGATACCATAGACCTGCTTATCCAAGAATTTGATGTATCTACCATAAGCTCTGTTCTTAGAGCCAGTAGCCCTAGTCTCATGTCTTCCTGTCATCTCTCTCCAGGAACTACCAACCTTCTTAGAGCCTTTCTCCCAAATAGTTTCCTTACCTTGAATATTCCTATTATACAATGCTTCAGCACCTACCTCAAGACCATCCACTACATTATCAAGACACTGATAGGATGTGGCCATTGAAGCATAGGCCAGCATAGAGTGGAATAAGTCAGTAGACAAATCCTGCATATTTTTTAGTTTGTTAATACCAAAGACTGGAATTCTTGCAGCTCTTTCCTCTTCATAATTCAGTCTAGTGCCAAGCAGTTCCTCATCAGGAGAGTTCATGGAATTAAGATCTCCATAGTCAGTATCCTCAGAAGTCTCTACAAAGTTTTCTAGAATTACCCTACGACCAAAAGTCTTTCTCCATGCATTAGCAGTCTTAAAAACTCCTTTCTCAAGAGGTGTAGAATTTCTGACAGAATTCATAAAAGTTCCCCTAAACTGAGGAAGTCTATATGAAGTAGTAGAACCAACAGGTAACATAGAGTCAAGCTCATACTTAATCTGCCTATAGTCATAGAGCCATCTTTCCAATGATTCACCATTCTTATCGGGATACTTTGCTTTTACCTTATCCCATTGGTCAGAAGCATAGATAGCATTGGGAACCCATTTTACATATAATACTTCATGTGTTACAGGGTCTTTAATTTCCACCTTGATGCTATTATGGGCATTCCAGTCCTTCATCAGGGGCCTGAGATATTGGTCCCACTTAAATCCTCTGGTAAAGCCAGACATGGTTGACCAATTAGGATTAGCAGTCTTAAAATCTTCCCAAACTTGCTTTTTGAACTCATCCCTTGCTTTCTCCCATGAACCATAGTGGACAGCAGGAACATAGCCTAACTCTCCCATATAAGTATCATAGATTGCATCTTCTTCCTGATTACCTTCTCTAGTAGGAGCAGCAGGAGCAGTAATTAAATTACCTGTAGGAATGCCATTTTCATCCTTCTCAACTAAGTCAGATACATCCAAACCAAGTCTTTCGGCTCTTTCCTTCAATACTATCAGTCTCTCTTGGTACTTTGTGGTCAAGTCATCAGCAGTCTTATTAGCTGTCTTAACCAACTTGTCTGCAATCTGGCCAATCACATCAGGATTGTTAGCCATAGAACCTAGGTATCTATGAAAAACATCAATATCATCAATGCCTTCACCTTCTACCATATCAGCAATACTTTGAGAGTGCTCACCAAGAGCCTGCCTGCCATGCCAAATATCAGACCAAAGAAGTCCCGCAGTGGAAGTAACATACGTACTGCCATAAATATCTTCACAGAATCTTGCAAAGTATGCAGACTCTAGGTTAGTCAGTTCACTCTTAGTATGAGCTATAATATTCTTATAACTAATCAAGGCACTACGCATGTTGATAGATTTCCAAGTACCATTCTCATCTTGATACCTCACATCATTCAAGGTAGAACCATTAGCCAATACCAGAGAGCCACCAAGATGGTTCTTGTCAAGGGCCTTGTCTATTAAGTCTAAGACTACTTCTGCACTTCTAAGAAATACTCTTGCTTGTCTAAGATATCTGCCATTGCGAGCCATATTTGCATAGAAATCAGAAGGATTCTGAAGGTTTACAGCTTTGAGCATTTGGTCAATTTCCTTATCAGGACCAAGATAATCAGTGACCTGTACTAATGCCTGTACAATACCATCAAATGCAAACACATCAGCTCTTGCATCTACCATCTGAAGAGCAGACTCACCACTTCTATTGTCAGTACCAGACAGTACTGCCATAGCAAGAGATGCCTGAGTCATGCCAGTAAACTGGTCTTGGGCTATAGCTTCCAGCTGTTTGGTCATTCTGCCTAACTCATCAATAGTATCTCTATACACCTTCTGATTGACAGTCAGTGCAGCATCATGCATTGTCTCAGGAATACTGATAGCATTCTCTACAGAGAAGCTATTATCTCCTTCTACAAATCCATAGGCAATTCTATTAGCTATCTGTTCAGCCTTAGAAGCAGCCCATCTGACTTCATTACCTGAGAAGCTGTAAAAGATTCTCTTGGCAAGATTGGCTATTCTATTAGCAAGAACCCTTGCAGGTCCCATATTATCTAGTTTCCTTTGTAAGGCTTTTCCTACCAATCTTCCTGCAACCTCTCTTTTAGCATTTGAACCTAGATTGGCATTATCATACTCTACATCACCTAGAGCCTCTTTCTGTACTTCTGGAGACTCAAGCAGTTTCTCTAACCTTTGAACTAAAGGGTTCTCACCTAAAGCACCTACAGCAAAGTGTCCTGCCTCTTCAGCAAAAGCATCAGAAGTATAACCATCCTTAGAAAGTTCTATCAGGCCATAAAGACCATCTTCCATTTTGACTGCATTTTCTGTAGAGTATCTACCTTCTTTTCTATTGCCTTCAAGAAATTTAACTGATACTCCATGGCTTCTTAATAAAGCTTTGAGTTTCCTTTCTAGTTCTTCATTATGCACTACATCATGGAGTTTCTTCCTCTCATTGGGAGTATTCCCCTCCACCTCCTCCTTCCCTTCGACACTGGTTACTGTCTTAGACTGGGGGACTACAGTTACATAGTACTCTCCTGAAGCTGTAGGAAACATAGTAGCAATTACTTGGTCAGAGAAAGTATTATTATCATTAAAGTCCTGAATTCTTTTTAAAGCTTCATCATAACTATATACTCCCTCGCCAATATCCTTATTAAGTACTTGGAGAAGTTTGTCACTTTCAATATCTATCTTGGCTATATACCTCAATGAACTAAAAGTAATCTCTCCATTCTCATCAGTTTGAAACTCCTGGTACTCTCTTGCTTTAGAGAGAAATTCAGGAGAAGTTCCTACTGCATAGTACTCTTTTGCTAACTCCCTATTATTAGATGTATAGTGGAGCAGATCATTAAATAACCTGCTTTTCACTACACTTCCATCTGGGCGTTTAACATGTGCTAAAATTGTACATGACTTACTCATTATATCTTCTTTTTTAAAGCGTTATCCTGAAATAATCTTCTACCTTAACAACCCATCATAGGATTACCTTGATCATCTAACATCAATACTCCATTCTTTCTACAAGCCTGCCTCAATGCTGTAACAGTATCCATCAAATCATCAAAGCTCTGGCTTTTCAGAAGAGTCTTGATGCCATCAATCTGAGCTTGAGACACAGCACCTTGATCTCTCATTCTTAGACCTTCTATATAGTCGTTGAAAATAGCATCCTCAAGAGACTGTCTCATAGCATCCAAACCACTGGCATCACCATTAGGAGTATCAGTAGCTGGTTCTTTTCCAATGCCATTACCATTAGAGGCTTCAGTAGGAGTCATTGATTCTATTGCTGCCTCTTCCTCAGGTTCTACATAATTCTCATTCCTCTGAGGCTCTGCATTCATAGATGTTTGATACCTCATAGTAGGAGTTAGTTTCTGATTGATGTCATACTCAATGGTCTTAGAAGAGCCCCAAGGAACAACCTTTTTATAAGTAATGCTTAACTGTTTATTGACATTAAATCCTAAATCAGTATTGCTCTCAGCCATATAATAGGAATCTCCAATCTTAATACAAGGAGCCCAAGTAACACTCTGAATCTTTCCATCAGGAGTTTCTACTTTTACCAAGCTACTAAGAGCAGACATATCACTATCATTTTGATATTTGCTAATGTCAATAGTAATAGAATCCCTGAACTTCATACCATCTCTAAGGGTATTACCATTCTGAGAAGTCTGTTCAGTAATAATCTCCTTTAGACGTTTGTTGCCTATAGCAGTATCAAGAACAAATCTCATGTTGTCTAAATGATTGAGAATCCACATTTGAGCAAACTCATCTTCATTGAGCCCTCTTTCAGTACCATCTAAGACTTCATTAAGGAACTGACGGTAAGTCCTATTCCTTCCATAAGAAACCCTTTTCTTGCTTTCCTGAGACACATTATCTAAGGTAGACTGAGAGAATCTAATATTAGAGGGAATATCCGTACCAATGAAGTTATGGGCAAACATATCAAACTCCTTTTGAGTAAGTTCCCTATCAATTTTGAAGGTTAGTTCAGGATGACTCTTAGCCTCATTGATAAAAGCCAGTACAGATGCATAAGTCAACTTGTCTGGTAACTGGTAAGTATTACCAGTCAACTCTCCTTCTATAGACCTGTTAGCACCATATTCTTCAGCTCTTTCATAGCCACCAATAACACTTGGCGACCATACCACTACATCATCCTTAGACTCATGGATATTATTAAATCCTTGAAGAGGAAGACCTTGGTTTCTCTCTACTATAATACTGTCCTTAACAGCAGTAGGAGCAAGATGCATGAAGGAGAGGGGACTAAAGTCAAAGCCCAACTGATAGAAGCAATACATAAAGAGGTCTCGTCCTAACTCAGCATAGTCTTGAGAATCAAAATAACCATCTTCCTTTACCTCCATCAAATAAGCCCAAGACTCTCTGATGGCCTCTTTAGTGTCAGCATCCATACCACCAATATCCTGCATAGAGATTTTCCAAGTTTCTTTGTATTCAGGCAAACCTGTTACTGGATTCTTACCAGCCTCTATTTGTTCAGACTCAGGACTAAGATATTTGAATATCTCCAGCTTACCAAGACCATCAGGATCAGCTGCTATCATAGACATCAAGTCCTCAGCAAACTTTTCTTTATAGTATTCCCTATTAGTCATATTCATTCTCTCTCCATCCTTTACATGTGCTGCTTCACCATTGAATAGAGACTTTGTCTGCTTAGCTAATAGAGCTACAGGAATGTTGCTATGAATGGCATTGATGTCATCCTCATTAAGAGTCCCAAACCTTGCAAGACTTTGCATCTTATCGCGCATAGCAGTATATAAGGTCCTTTCATAGGGGAAGTACTTAGACAGAAGCTTGATAGCCCTACGATTAGCATCATACATAGCTTGCTCATAAGCAAAGGGATTGAATCTGACATAATGCAAATATTCCTGCTTCTTCATAGTGGTCAGCTTCTCGTCATTATCTATAGGCATAGACATCAGACCTGTAGCAGATGCACTAGTAGCAACTTCCATCTTATAACTGAGAGAGCCTTTATCTTTCTCACTCTTGGGAAATTTATCCACATATCTATCCACCTTCAGCTGCTGTGCATACATACCACCAAAGGTAGAACTTACAGCATTGGAAGCAGTGAACTTAGTATTAAGCACAAAGTTAGAGATGTCAGAAGAAACCTGAAGAATATGACTGAAAAGGTCTAAGACTGCATACTGCATCTTTGCATTTTCTGCTAAGAAATCATCCTGAGTCTTTCCATCCTCCAGCATCAGTCTTTCACCAACAATGCCCATAGCTAAATCATTCTCAGTAATAGCTACTTTCTGATTAGGATTATATCCAGTCAGATTAGCCATCAGCTCTTTCTTAGCATCTTCAACTACTGAAGATATGTTGGCACCTCTGTTAAAGGCATCTTGACATACTTTACGAATGATAGGTTGATTGAATAGTAAGCCAATCTCTTTAGTAGTATAACCAATTCTAGCCAACAGAGCACCTGCATCAGCTGTTAGGGTATTAAGATTCAAGAAGTTCAGCACAGGATCTTTTACAGCATCCACAGAAGCTGCCAAAAATTCTGCCATATTCAAGTCAATCCTTGCAGCTTCATCCTTATCCCTCTTATGTAAAAGGTCTTTGAAAGACTTACCACAGAACTCTATAGGCTCATTCAACTCAAAGACATCCATAGAAGATGCAAAGGCATGGTTGGTATTTTGGTTAGCAAAGATACCAATTAACTTGCCAGCTACCTGATTCTGCTGATTATACACCAATATGGTATAGGGGTCAGTAGGGTCATAGTTAGGCTCTGGGTCAGTATTACTGTCCTGTCTTTGCTCTAGAGCAGACATATTGACATTACCTCCATTGACTACTCCTGTTAAGTCACCATGAAATAACTCACGCATTAACCTTGCTGCCTTAGAAGCATTAGCAAATCCACCAGGAGTATATCTCTGTTTGACTGTCTGGGGGTCCATCAGCCTTGCCTGAATCAAAGTGATAAGAAGATTATTCCTTGCAGCCCTTGTGTTTTCTTCAGGAGCCTTATTGAAATCATACTCCTCCATCCACTCAGTAGTGATGCCCTTAGTCTGATTAAGGTCTGGAGTAATACCATGAGCCTGTGCAGTCATGGCAAAGGCAGTACCCTTATCATAGCCAAAGTTTTCTTTAATACCAGCAGCATCCCAATAGGAATTAAGAGTAGTCTTATGAATAGTTCTGACTCTGCCTGTGTCTTGACCTTGCTTATTATATATAGGCTTAGTCTCTACTAAGTCAGGATTATTTGCCTCTACCTCCTCCCTGTCCCTCTCCAGAGCCTCTTTGATTTCAGGGTTCTCCTCATAAAAATCCCACCAGATGCTATACTTCTGATTGTCTGAGAAATTACTCTCCACATAAGACTTGTCATTGTAGTGTTTATGGTACTCACGTAACATAAAGTATAGCTTATCAATATCAAAGTCAAAGCCTGCAATAGAAGTACCTTCAGGTGGAACCTTTAGAGTACCACCAGCAGTCTTAGGAGTAAACCTCTTAATCTGGCAGTTAATCATAGAGTAGTCCCTCTCAGTAGGAATACGATAAGCCAGAATACTTAAGATGTCAGGATATTCAGTCTCAATAAGAGGCTTATATACTTTAGCCTCTGGATCATCATACTTACAGGGAACTAACTTTCCATCTACTTCCTTATAGGTGTAGGACTGATACTTCTTCCACTCACGATTGGTCTTACCATCAGTACCTGTCTTTTCAATAGGTTCTCCTGAAGGAATTAAGTTGCCATCAGGGAAGCAATACTTGTCAAAGGGAAGATTAACCTTCTGCTTAGTAACATTACCATTAGCATCCTTTACATCCATCATGAAAGACTTATCAAAAGGCATCTCTATCTCAGCATAGAGAACATTAGCTTCATTGTCTGGGTCAATAACATATCTCAGACCACCATCTTCTTCATAGCCATCAATACCAAAGGCACTAACCTGAACAGCAGAACCACCAGAGATTTGCTGCTTATTGACTATCTTCTTGAAGGTAGAGAGAATCAGTGCTGCTGCATCATGTTCCAAACCACCCTCAAATAGGGGAATCATAAACTTCTGAAGGTGCTCATCATTGCCCGTAACTACATAAGCAAAGAGATTATCCATAGCCTCCCGCATAGAACCTACAGTAGATTGCTGAAGCAAGTTACTCAACTCCTCAATATTACCCGCATTCTGGGCAAATTTCTCATAAGAATCAAAGATATTGGCACAAATTAGTGAGTTATACAAAGCCAGTAGGTTTCTACCATTTAAAGATACCTGGGCATTTGTAGTACCATTATCAGTAGAGAGATTAACATGACCATTAAAATTAGCTATACCCTCTAAGTAGGGAGTAAAGTCAAGTCCCATATCCAAACCAGCCATAATCAGTTTTCTAACCTGAGTACCAAAGAGCTGAGAGCTATTGATATGCTCAGGAACATTGGTCTGAATTCTATAGTCTTTATAGGGAAGTTCGTGGATATAAGCAGCATTCATAGCAGCATTAAGACCTTCCTTGTCAGTAACCCCATCTAACTTAGCCTGACCAAAGATACCTACCTTGCCAATTTTAGTAGAGCCTACCATATCAACATTATGGGCCTCCATCCAGTTAGCAAGGTCACGGAGCTTAGAGCCTTTAGGCATTAGCTCAGGAATAATCAAAGCCTCTGCATACTTATGCTGAACAGGAATATACTGATAGGTATTAATCATTAAGGGTTGTCCATTAGTTCCCATAACTACATTACCTTGAGCATCTCTTTTGGCAATTCTAATAGGATACTTCTCATGAGTAAACATATAAGGCTTGATAGGCTGAAGCACCAACATAAAGTCAGCAATCTGCTGCCTTTCATCATCAGTAATTTCAGAGTCATCAACAATATGTTTATTTCTGATTTGCATGATGGCCTTATAAGCTTCCTCCATATCCCTTGTCCACTGACCAGCCATACCCTTTACTCTACGATAGGAAGTAAGAGTTCTATAGCCCTGACCATCAGTAAGAGAATTCTTTCTGTAAGTATCATAGATGTCACTGTCCTTACCAAAGTTCAGCTCTACCATACGCATGAATTCCTTATTAGTATCTTCTGAGTTGACAGTAATATCATCAAAGTAAGCTACACGCTCAATACCATCAGGAGAATAAAGGAATCCATCAAAGTCTCTTGCCATCACATCCAGTACATTACCAGGAGCATGAATCTCCTTATAACGCTTCTGAAGGTCTTTTGTTCCATGATAGAATGAAGGATCAATAGTCATTATCTGAAGTTGCTGGGCAGTAGCCAATTTAGTATTCCAGAAGAATTCTTGAAGTTTCTCTCTGATGTTTTCAGGAGTAGCAAAGCTACTGATATTCCTAAATACCTCTTTCTTTCCTTGCTTAGCAGTTTCCAATACACCAAGGTTCTGCATTCTATTTTGGAAAGTTTCTGTAGCATCATCCATATACTGACGAATAATCTGACGAATAGTACTTTCATCAAACTCTTTACCAGCAGGAATAGCATACTTATCCTGATACTCCTGAGAGGAGGGATTAAGGAAAGTGAGGATACTAAATTCACCTTTAGGATGCTTGACTTTCTTACCATTAGCATACATATCATGTGCCATAGCATCCTCTATAGCCATTCTGCGCTTCTCCTGTATATAGATGTTCCAGAATTGCTCAATAACTCTTTCCTGAGCATCAGCATCAAATCTATACTCAATCTTAGTCCTTGTGTTATCAGCAGCATCAACTACCTTACCTTCCTTATTTACCCATACAGCTGAAGAGATTCTTGGTGCTCTAATATATTTACTCACACCAGCATCACCAAGAATAAACACAGGATACATAGCAGAGAGTTTCTTACGAATATCCCTGCTGCCTTTACCACCATATCCTTTCTTCTGTTGTTCATCAGCAAAGAAGTGAACTAGCATATCAATGCCATGCTCTCTTGAGGTGAAGTCTTCAAACTTTTTATCTTCCCTACCAAGGTCTCTTTCATAATTGAAAATAGCTGCTACAGAGTCGAGTAGGGTAGTCCTTGGGTCTTTACAAGCAGCTATCAAGTCAGAAAGCCACATGTTAAGAATTCTACCAGACTGACCATTGGTAGCCAAATACTCATCATCTACAAAGAAAGGACTCTGAAGATACTCTTCTATTAGGAACTTCTGAAGACCTGGTTTGTCATTTGTCTCTACAAATTGCTGAATGGTTTCCAGTCTGTCACCTAAGTAGGAAGGAGATACAAAGCTATACATAGTATTGCCTTGATATCTGGCTCTTGACTCCACTCTGTAACCTTCCTGATGTTTATTGATAACATCTAGCAGTTTCTCAGAATGTTCCTTCACAGGAGTTGTTCTTGTCTCAGGGTCAGTAACCTTGTTATAAAGACCTCTGAACTTCATGTGCTTTGTCTGAAGGTTCTCTACATTCTTAGTTCCCAAAGATTTTACACCAGCAGCATAGAGAATACCAGTATTACCTTTGGGGTCAAAGAGTTGTTCCAGCTGCTCCCTGACAGTGTAGATGTCCCTTGATGTCAAGATGCTATCAATGGCATCAACTGTAACATCATATCCTAAGGAGGTAAAGACCTCCATCAGAAATTCCCTACGCATCTCAAAGGTAAGAGGAACTGTCTTGCCATCAATAGTAATAGTAGCATTACGACCATTATTAATCAAAGGTACATTGCTAGCTCCATACACTTGACCAAAAGCTGCAAGAGCAGGATCTACCTCTTCATGTGTCCAGTCAAGTACCTTTTTTCTAAGCTCAGCTAGTCTTTCCCAGTTAATTTCCTTGGTATTCTCATCAAAGATAGGGGTATAACCCCACATCTTAACATTAACTGGAAACTTACCTCTGGATGACATAACCATATCATACTTACCCTTCAGTACATTGGTAGGTCTGTTAAGAATTCTAGTCTTAATGTTTTTAATAAAACTATTGCCCTCACGCTTGTCTTCCCACATTACTGAGTAGGGCTGGAAGTTTTTCTTAAAGTCACAGAAGAACTGAGTTCTTGCCTGAGGATTAGACACAAGTATATCTACTATAGGCTGCATCCAAGGAATCTTAGCTTCCCCAGGCTTACCTGCCTTACAGAGTTTCTTTAGCATGTCCTCTGAGTCCTGAATACCTTTGAGAAATTCCATTAAAGCCTGATGGGTTTTAGTGGCATCCATGAACTGCTGATTTCCCAAATCATCTACCACAGGGACAGACTTCATACCAGTATATCTGCGTTTCTTCTGACCGTCAGTTGTAGTGTATTCCTCATATTCAGGAACCATTTCTACCTGAGGAACTGTAGCAAGAATCCTTCTAACCTGTTGCCCAACAGAACCAAAAGCACTCTGAAGGTCTGAGTTCTCCATCCAGCCATCACGTTTGGATTCAGACATATCCCATTTGGCAGCAATGTCATTATCACCATAGTTATCAGAAGAAGCAGCTGCTGCAAATTCTTTCTTAATTCCTAACTTCACTCCCTCCTTCTTTACAAGGTCTTTTAAGACGAAGGGTATCAGTTCATTCCAGTTTTCAAGCAGCTTGGAGTACTCCTCAAATCTATGCTCACACATTTTCTGAAACTCATCTACAGTAGTAGGAGCACCTATAAAGTTTAGCCTTCCTGCTTCTTGGTAGGCTTTAAATCCTTCTGTAGGATTATTCATTAGCCTGAACCAGTTAGCTCTTGTTTCATGAACAAGATTATACACTCCATCAAGGATGGCAGCTTCTCCACCAATATGCTGGCCATCAATAGTTATAAAGCCATTTACAAAGCTTTGCCTGTCAGCATGAGAACCTTCCATAAGTCTGTCTACTTCCCAAGAGAAAAGATTAGAGAGAAGACTAATTCTACTCTTTCTTTCATGCAAGGAGTAGGCATGTCTTAGAGCATCATAAGCTCTATCTATATGTCTTGTGCCACTTGCCATCCTTGACTGTTGCTTCATCTTGATGCCAGCCCTGAACTTCATCAATTTATCAGCAGCCTTGTCAAGATCAGCATCTGTAGGATTATCTGGTAGTAAAGGTTCTGTACCAGTCTCTTCAGCATTTTGGTCATAAAGTCCTCTCAAGGAGGCTATCTTCATGGGGTTCATACCCTTATTGCCCATTTGGGCACTCCAGCCAAACTTACTGGCAATATGGCCATCAATTTTCTTGTTAACTATGTAACACTTATGACTTGTCATTTGATGTTATTATTAAAAATTCTTAGGCAAAGGTAGTGCTTTTACTTATAGTTTCAGTAAGTTTAAGCAAAGTCTTAACCATATTTAAAGGGTTCGTTAGAAAAAGAAAGGGAACAGCATAGCCATTCCCTTTTATTAGTCAACTATTTCAAATTTGTGAATGTAGATGAAGTTCTCACATTCATCTCCTGTAGCTTCATAGTCAGCATTCCAAGCTTCCACTTCTTCCTCTGATTTAACTCCATACTTCTCATTGAGCCACTTGTACATAGCTTCTTCAGTACTAAAATACTCAGATTGATAGATGTCATCTTGTGCTGTATCTACCCAATATCTCTCAGGAAAATACTTACCCTCCTTATCATTGGTGCAATAAACCTCACATCCAGGTTCTTCTACAATCCAATAAACCTTAATATCAGGAAACTTCTGTATGAGTAATTCTTCAAAGTTTTGTAATCCCCGCCTCTCTTCAGCGTAGAATCTAAGTACTCCATCTTTTAAAGTAGGCTCTTCAGAGATTTCTCCTCTAAGCCTCTTATCCTCTAACTCATCTTCTGTAAAGCCGAGATTTATACAAGTCTGATACTCCTCCCAGTGTTTCTTATCACTGTGAATTGCTAAACAAATAGCCCCAAGAATCTCTGTAAGGCTCTTTTCACTTCCTTCGATGGCATAAGCCACACTTGCCATATTTGCCATAGTTATTCTTCATTAGATTTTTTTCTTTGGTATCTCCATATATTCTGCTGTAATCTTCAGACTAGTCCAGAAGAGTTGCTCACAGTAGTCATTACCTAGTTTCTTAGCTAGATATTCCATAGTCTCATCTGATACTTCTGAAGTATCAAAACCTAATTCCTCCAAGTCTTCTCTTGAGACTTCAGATATTACAAATGATTCTTTCATAGAGTTATTTCTTTATTAATCCCACATAGTTTAAGTACATGCTGAAGCTCATGGATATACTTCATTTTAATAAGAGGGTCATCTTCTATGAAAAGATAGTTCTCATCCTTTTTGATAATCCATACAAAATTCCACTTCTTACCATTAGCATCTATTTGGTAATAAAACGTATCCTCCCTACCAAATTCTAGCTGGTACTCTTTATTAAGAGGAAAGTTTCTTTCTACCAACTCCTTTGTTAAATGAAGAGGGTAGCATTCAGATGGTCTAAGATAATACATTCTATTTTCATTAGGCTCTGCATGATAGCCTATCTTCTTTCTGGTTATCTGCTCTACCTGAAAGGGAAAGGCATTGAACCTTCCCTTATAGTAAAGCCAGTCCTTTCTTTGTAAATCTTCTGTTCTCATGTATCTTCTCTTAATTTACCATTACACCTTTCTTTTCTCTCTAATAGACTGTCAGTGTGAAGCTTGTCACAGTAGTGAAAGCCAGGAAGTTGATAGCCAGGAGAACACCATTCCCAGTATTTACAGTCATTGCAAAATGATCTAGCCATACTTATCTCTTTCTTTTAGTACTATGCCCTATATGCCATTGGCCGCAGTCTCTACACACATAAGGATGGTATTTATTCTTATTGATACGATGCTTCTCTATATAATTCAAAGCTTCGGCAAGAGTCTTGAACTGCAACTTTGGAACCATCTTACCATGTTTGACAGTCCAATGCTGCTTCAAGCCTCTTGCTATTGCTTGTCCCTTCATCTTAGTTTAACTTTTTTCAGTGTGTACTGATAATATTCTTCCATCATCTCACCAGAGTTCTCATGTTGCCATGTTACACCAGTATAATAGCCACACCAGCTTCTTTCATCTCCTTTGTGATAATTTCTAAAGACTTTATTCTTGCCTCTAAGGTTGCTTTCAATATATTCCTTAGCAGCTTTTCTAGTCTTGAAGTTCTCCTGAGCAATCAGCTCAAACTTATCTTCTAAATCACCTCTGACCCAATCTTTGTCATGGTGATGTACTGTTACTGTATACATAATTCTGATCTTTTTTGTTCCTGTTTGAAATACTCCTGCTGTTCTTGAGTAGTGTTATTTACCCATTCTTCAGCATACTTTTGATACTTCGCATGATTATTTTTTCTAAATCTTTGAAGCATGTAGTCTCTAATATTCATATTACTTATCACTAATATCTCCAGTGTCTTTTGCTTCAATGCCAATATCCTTCTTATGACATTGTATCAAGAGAGAAGCAAGAGATTCAATAGGATACTCAAATTCAGCATAAATGTAATTTTCATTATATTCTCCCTGCTGTAACTGGGGGTCATAGTCCTTAGTCTTTAAGGCATAGTAGAACATATAGAAAGGGGCATCTTTACAGAACTTTAGTCCTCCTGAAAACGGCTTACCATCAATAGTAGGATATATCCATTCATGAAGCTTATAGAGTAGTTCTGAGACTGTGTAGGTTGGAATGTTATCAGTTATCTTATCTAACCAGTTCTCTCTTTCATGTAGTCTAGGGCTTAATATAATATAGTCCATTCCTGTCTTTGAAACAGTAATTATTCTATACTTAGCATCAGACATATCTACTCCTACATCCAGGAGCCTCTGAACCCACTCCCTATTAAGGAAGTCCTGTTGGGTTTTCTTGTTTAGTTCAATCATATCACTTTAGCATTTTATACATTCTCATGAACCCTTCATTCTCTTCAATATCTTGAAATCCAAGCTTATGATAGAAAGCCATTAACCAATCTGTCTGAGCAGAGTTTAAGTCAATCCTGAAGATGTCATGCTTCTGACAATAGTTAATGCACTCTTCCATCAGACAGAATCCTATATGTCTTTTTCTTTCTTCTGGGATTACAGATAGTCCTGAAATGTAGCAGACTCCAGGATTATTCTTTTCAAAGGACATATCTACAGTTCCTGCTCCAACTGCATATATAAGAGTTACTGTTTTGCCCCAAGGCCATTCATTCTCATGTACTACCATAATTCCCAATTCTTAATTACATAATTCTTAATTCTCATTAGAGCATATCTGCTAACATTACTTTATACCTGTTCCTTGAGTATCTGTAGCCCAAGTTCCTCCAGTAGTAGCTAGTCTAGGACAATTCACACAATCATGGAATGGGTTAGTGCAAGTTCCTCCAGGTTCATAGCACAAGGGCCTTGCCTGTTGTATAATAGTAGGAATATAAGTTGGAGGAGGGGCCATTTGGGGAATATCTCTCTCTACTAATAATTCAGCTAACCTCTCTTTAGACAGCTTCATGTAGTCTTCTTTAGTCATCATAATAACTTCTTTTTAAGTTTTTCTAATTTTCAGAATCCTGTGTATTTCTTCTTGACAGCTTTTTCTACAGGGGGGGTGTTTCAGGTCTCCAATTTGATGATTTTTCAATAATGTATTTCATATAGTTCTACAAGTTTTCATATAACAATGTCAAGTGATTCTTCTTCACATCAGGAACTTCTATGAATGACCCAAAGGTAGCAGCTTCAAGAGCCTTGAATCCCTTCTGAAACTCTTGGAGATTAAAAGGATGACAAATAAGATGTAAACCATGCTTTGTAGGCATTTGGTAAACTACCTTTTCTGCATGTTTTGACTTCTGAAGGTTAATGTAGATGTGCAATTTGTTGATTGCTTCCTCAGAGTAATCTCCATCCAAGTCAATGATCCATAGGTTATTACCCGAAGGAGTATATTTACCTGAACAGGACTCAAAGATGTTGTAGAACTTCTTGTAGTCATGGGCAGCTATTCTTCTTGCTGACTCTGCTAGAGTGTCAAGAGCTACCTGACTCATAAGTTTGTAGTTCACAGAACAATAGGCTCTCATCTTTAAGAGTGTGCAGATGGATTTAATCTCCTCCTCATACTTCTCCAAGTCATGCCATGAGTAGATGTAGTAGTTCCTAAAGTGATAGTTAGCAGCAGGCATATCAGGATTATCCTTGCCTCTGCGCATCAACTCTATCACATAGTATTTGTCAAGAGTTCCTTTCTCATTAGTGTCAGGGAGTCCACCACAAAGATTAATGAACTCCCTGTATCTCTCAAAGTTGTCTGTCATAATTAAGTTTCCATATCTTTTTTAAATACATACTCTGCAAGCATATAATCTGCTCCAAAAATACATACCTGAAGAACTACAACCTCTTCTTCTTTTGTAACATTGTAGGAATTTCCCCATTTTTCATTACTGTCGTCATAATGAGTTTCTTGATAAGTTAATTTTGGAACTTCTCTAGGATCTGTTGGAAATAACTTCCGTTCTATTTCAGAACCTCTTTGGAAGCGAATAAATCTACTTACAGGATTGGATTTTTGAATAAACCCTGATGAAGGTTGGTTCAGATTTACTTCACACTTCTGATTATTAGTATTACCTCCAATATAATATCTATTTAACATACTTACTCCTTCTTTTGTTTTACTTGCAATATTGACCAAACATAGGACTGAACATAGATTGTTCCATATAGCAAATAGGAGAGTTAATGTCCTTGAACATTCTCTCCTTGGCATCTTTGGTAATACCTACAAGTCTTCCTGTTCTATAAGGATTCTTTCCTGTTTCTCCATCTCTGACTTCAATAATCATTAAACCTTGTTGGTCAATGACCTTCTGACAATCATCACACAGACCCATTGCTACATCTTTAGGAGCCTCTACATCTCCTTTGAGTCTGCCAAACATAGCAATACCAATCTCTTTGCCACAACACTCACAATGTGTAATTGAAGGATTTACTCCATGTTTAGGAGATAGTTTTATACTATTACTCATTTTATTAAAATTCTTATAATTGATTTTACTTTATGCACATATCCTTCAGTCATCTCAATAATATTAATGTCTTTATTCTTGGAAAGACTATAGATGAGGAGAGGGTTATGAATAACTGCTATAAGTTGAGTCTGAGGTTTGTGAAAGCTAAGGATAGACTTAATATGCCCAATGTTGTCAAGAGAAAGATTCCTGTCTGGCTCATCCATAAGGATAGTTATTTCCTTCTTTTCCTCAGTAGGTTTGATTCTATGTTCTTTCACATAATCTATGTAAGCAGCATACCTTTCTTTGCGCCAATCATTTAGTTTAGGAAATGACAAAGAAGCTTTCCCAGAGAACATTAGATTCCAAAGATTATTGATAGCAGTAGTAACACCTTCTCCTGTAGAGGAGTGTATCATTGTACCAAGAGTACCAAAGTTCTCAAAGCTTTGAAGTCCTATGCCTGACTCTCCCTTATACTCCTCAGGATGTGCCATTCTAAAGACGTTGGTTGCATAGTCAGCATAAACATCCACACCATCAGTCATTTCTTCACTTTTCAGATTATAATCATCAAATAGTTTGGCTACATTCTTTTCTTCACATTGCTGTTGGCCTACTAATAGATACCTTTGAATTAACTTCATCAGAGTAGTCTTACCACAGCCATTCTCTCCAACAATGAGATTAACTCCTGGTTTGAAGACATACTCCATACCATTCTGGAAGTTATCCAAGTCAGAGAGATACTGCAAAGGAGCTTTCTCATTATCTTTGATTACTACTTTATAAACCATATTCAACTAAATTCTGTAAATCCAGCAAATCTTAAACCATCTGAATAGAAGTCTGAGTTAGTGTAGGAAGTAAACTTATATCCTTCTTGTCTTAGCAAATCAGTAAGTTCTCCTGTTACAGGGTACGGAGTATAGGTACTATGTTCTCTTTTATACTTTTCATAACTAGCTGCATCCCATCCATCAGACTGCCCCCATTCAAGAGCATCTTTCCAGAACTCTTCCTTATCTTGCTTTTCTCTATACTCATCAAAAACAATTACATCATCTCTGAATATAAAGTCATGAAGCCCTTGTTTAGTAAGAGGATAGAGATACTTAGGAATGCTTGGGTCAGGAACATATCTTCTGCCTGTAAGACTATCTTCCAAATGTCCTTGCCTGATGGCAAATACATTAGGGTTCCAAAGGAATTTCCATCCGTGTGATAGCTTACCAAGATGTACTTTTCCTCCAATGATTTCATTGTCATCATCCAGTTGTATAGAGTCATACATTTCTGTTTTTAGTCTACTAATCAAACTAAAATCATCAGCCTCTATAGCATCATGAAGTTCCTTCTTTCTTTTCTTTGAAGGTATGATATATGCAAAGTAATTGATACCCATATCACATTAATACATTACAATATTCTTCTCTTGCTAAATTATATCCCTGAGAATCTATAAAACCACAAGACTTTAATTCAGGACACATACCTCTATAAATACAAGAAGGAACACACGCTGTTGCAAGTATAGGCTCTTGTTCATAGAGTAGATTAATCACTTGCTGCCAAGTACTTCTTGTTTCCTTTTCTGCATGTGTGCACAATCTAACTTTAGATATATTGATAATCTCTTGAGCATTGAGAAACAACCTCATATTATATAGGTCATCCATCCTTTGGGCATGTCTAGAAGGAAGCTCTTTGATAATGTCATGCCTGCCTGTAGATACAAATGGCTGTGCATGAATATGCCTTACCAAATGATCTGAAACAAATCTAGGAATATCATATAAGTCAATGTTAAACATCAGACATCTTAGAGGAGAATGCTCTGCTTTGACCATCTTCCTTTTAAAATCATCAGAGGGCTCCTTATCCAAGGGAGTCTTTCTTTGAGTAAACCTTGCTGCATTAAGCACATCAGTCCACGATGTAACTTTAGTTATCTGTATTTCCATTACTTAATATTTCTTTATGAAATGTTATATTACCCGTTCCAAACATCCATTGACAATCATTGGCATTATGTCCAAGCTCATCAAGGAGTTCATCCATATCAGGCTCATACCCATACTATACAGGATAGATGTCTACGTCTCCTGTATTGAAATCTAGAATTGTTAAATGCTCCATAATCAATCATAGTCATCATAGTTGCACTCAGGTTCACGAGGATCTACTGTACAGTCCCTATCATTACAATAATTTCTAATACTTCCATCAGGTCTCTTCTCTTCACGAAAATAACCACATCTATAACAACTTGTATAATGCATAATTAATTCTTTTTAGTTTTACTTTCAACAAAATCCTTCCAATGATAAAAGGCATTATTACATAATCTGAAAATAGTACCAAGCAGATAACAGAAAGGCTCCTGGTCATCATAGTCTACATGAGCACCTACATACTTAAATACCTCAAGAGTTACATGCCCAGCTTCATGAGCAAGATAAGAACCTCTTACTTCTTCTGTCTTAGGAATCCATATTAAGCAAGCGGCATCATTGGTCTTTTTATTCCTTACTTGGTAAGTTGCAGCAGGATTATCACCAGGAAAAGCAATATGATTATACTGCTCATCATAGGGCTTATAAAACCTGTTGATTTCTTTTTCTAAATCTCCTATTGCAATAATAAGCTGTACTGGATAAACTACTAAATTAAACTCTTGAAGAATTCCCTTTTCATTTAGTATCATACTCTTCTCTTAACATTTCTATTGGTGTGACATTTTCAAAAGCCCCACAATGAGGACAATGAAAGACATAACATTCAATATCTCCATCTTTGTCTAGTCTTTTATATTGATACTTCATTCTATGATTACAGTATGGACATTTTCTGAAATACTTGAAATGAATCCATCCTGGTAATATATCCAAGAATATAGCAATAACAATAATTGCAAGGATAATAATAACTAACAAAATAAAAGTCATCATACCTTAATTCTCCACATATTCAGTCTCATCTTCTGTCCAACAGTTACATTCTTCAATTAGAGATTTGTACTTCCTGACTTGAGTAGCTGCCCATTTATGGGGTTCCTTCTTGTCTTCTTCCTCCCACTTCTTCAAGTCCTGTTCAAGGTATCCTTTAAGCATTTGAATCAGTTGAAGAGGAGTCTTATAGCCATTACTCTCATATTCTTCAGCCCAATTGGTATCTGAGGTATCTGGATCATCATGCCAAGCACTTGCATAGCATCCGCCCTCATCATCAGACTCATAATCAACTCCTTCAGCTCCTGGAATATAATTACTGGTCCATACTGAGGCAGTTCTACTAAGACTCTGAGAACAGGTTACTTCAAACTCTTCTTCTGGAACATCTGATTGGTTCCAAGGAGCATTTGGATCAAATTCTGCACCAGCGGGATAATATCCACTTTCACGCATATCTAAATATAATTTTTTGATTGTTATTTTTTCTAAACTTACAACAGTCTATGATAGACTTCGGACTAAAATGGTAATAAGAAGCAGCATCATTTACTGAATTAAAGGTTCTTATTAAAGTACCTTCTAGATCATAAGCTTCTACTTTTTTACATTTACACTTATATCTTTCTCTTACAGCTGCTAACCTATAATTGATAGAATCGTCATGATACAAAAAGATATAGCTGTTGATAGTATTAATTTCACTTTTACAACATTTTGATATATTTGTAGATGGAATTTTTAGTTCATCTTCTATATCTGATATTGAGTTCCAAGATTTGATAAGATTCCCTTCTAGGTCATACTGATCTACTGCAAGAGCATGAGAGTATCTTTGATTATATAGACTAGTACACCACTCTAAATTCTCTACTCTATTATCACACTTATCATAGTTTATATGATTAACTTGGGGTAATTCATCTGGATTTGGTATAAACGCTAAAGCAACAGCTCTATGAACAAACATTTGCTTATGTTTGATATATTCAGAATTTAAATTTACTGTTAGATAGCCTTTATAATTCACAGATGGCTTCAGTATTTTACCAAAAGGATTCTTTATTCTTCCAAGATTACTCACTGAGTAGTATTCAAATTCTGGTACAGGTTTCCAAACTTCTTCCATATCTTTTTTATGCAAAAGTAACAAGTATTGTTATTAAACTGTACACTCTAATAATTATACTAAGATGGGATAACTATGATTGTTAAGAAATAAAGCAGGATAATTATAATTGTCGTACATAGTTATTTTATAATTAATTTATTCTCTTTGATTAGCCGCAAGGCCACACAGGAATTCACTCTCAGAGGAATACTGATGTGCCTACCTCCATTGACATAGATACAATGTGAGCCTGTCTGATGGCTGTAGGTATAACCATTTCTTCTGAGCATTTTACAGAATTCCCTATGTATCCACTGCTTCATTTCTTCTTAGATTTATTCTGAGGTTCAAAGTCTCGTAATTCATAAAATGCCCCATTAAGAAGCCTGAAAAGAGTGCCAAGTAAATAGCAAAAACATTCTTGGTCTTCTTCTGGGTTAATAGTAGCACCAATATAATTGAATATTTCAAGAGTAGCATGACCACACTCATGAGCAAATACTGAACCCCTATATTCATCTAAGTTGCGTACCCACACCATCACACATAGTTGGTTGCTCTTCTTATCGTGAATGCAATAAGTACTACCAGCATTTCCTTCAATAGGCTGTCCAATCCAATTGGCTTTTTCATTGTTTGGCAAGAAGTGTTTATTAACTTCCTCCTCAACTTCCCCAATTGCTACAACAAAGTCAACAGGATAAATAACAAGACTAAATCTTCTCAAAATACCTTTTTCATTTAATACCATACCTTATTTATTCAATTCAAGATACTTATTAAGATACCAGATAGCCTTACCAATATCAACATTACCACCTTTAGACTGTGCTCTCCAATTGTACTTAAAGGCATTGAGCTTGCAGAATATAGCAACCTCATCATCTCCAAAGGCAGCTCTCATGGCTGTAATACAGTCTATATTAATCTGAGTATTGAAAGACTGGTAATGAGTAGGATTATCAATCTTTGGATTGCCTAAATCCTCCTCTAGATCATCATACACTTTCTTTTGAGTTTTATCAAACTCTTCCTGCATTGTACCAGCAGTTTGCTCATTCTGCTCCATTACTCTGAGGTGTTAGATAGTCATAGTCTACCTGTTTAATGCCTTCAATCTGCATATCATAGCCCTGACGAGCTAACTGAAGGAACTTGTTATTAGCATCTGTAGTATCATTAGCCCAAAGTAGTACCTTATATTTTAAGGTTTTCTCTGTACCATCATCATCCAGCCAGATGTCCTTAAGAGTTCCAATATAGGAATAGTCACCATCAAATTGAGATTCTACTTCTTTAATTTGAGAAATCTTCATAGACTGAATCTCAAAACTTTCCACAGTACCAGTATTAACTTCTTCATTAAGGTGTGCTGTCACAACATACTCTGCCTCAGAGAAAAAATCCTTATCAAGAATATAATTCTCTGTCCTTCTTCTAGTCTTAGAGTCAATAACCCTTGCAACTTTTACTTTTACTTCTATACGCATAATTCTACTTTATTATATTGTTAGTTTATAATACTGCGGCTACTCTAGATAAACCTTCTTGCTTCATCCTACTATTAATGAAATTGTGTCTAAATACAGAAAGCTGCTGGATTATTTCTTTAGTAGTCCAAGATGAATCAATAGGGGCTAGGGGAGTACCATTATAGGCTATAAAAAGATTATTGTCAAAGTCTTGAAGAGTAATAGTCTCTTCAGCTAATTTTGTAATAGCCTCCTGTTTCTTTGTTTGAGACTTTTCTTTTATTGTTCTAATAAGTTCCATATTACCAAGAGTTAATGTCTGTTATATCAGTCATAGTCTCTGGAAGGTCTTTAACCATTACTTTGGTAGTAAGACCTATACCAGATTCTGATGACTGGGTTATTAGTACTGAACCTACTGCTAGGTTATCATCACAAAATTCCTTCAGTGCATCAACTTCTGCTTTGGTTAGTGTTATTTCTTTAATGTATGCCATAATAATAAATGTTTAATGGATCCAGTGGTCACTTACAGAAGCATCAGAGTCAAGAGTAAGAGATTTTAAGAAAGGTTGTGCCTCAGACTTCATAACTTCTTGGATTTTATTCTTGACTTCCTCAGCCATAGCCTCAGGACACTCCACATTAATCTCATCATGGACAGGTATGCAGAATTTAACTGTATTGAAATAACCATTATCTACTATCCAGTCAAAGAGTACCTTATTAAATCTCTTGAAAATGATAGCTCCTGAACCTTGCAAGGGGGAGTTACAAGCATTCTTTTCCCATTTGGTTTTAGCTTTGAAATGCTTGGAAACCTTTCTTGCTACCTCATCTCCTGTACCTTTATGGTTTTCTCTATAGTCAGTCCAAAAGGCATTGTCTTGAGAGGCTTCTACTTTCTTCCACCATTTCCAATCCCACCAGAAAGCTTTATGACCTGTAACAGGAGAGATAAGAATATATCCATTTTGGACTACATGATTCTTTTGCTTCTGTTGAAATTTAGCTATTCCAGGGAAACCCTTCATATAGTTATCATAGATACTTTTGGCAACTTGAGGATCCATTCCATATTGCTGCACCAAGGTGCTGTCATTACCAGCATAGGCAAAACAAAACTCTGGTCCTTTAGCCTCTTGACGGAAGTGTTTGTAGAGCTTTTTAATGTTCTTAATTGGAGTGTCTCTAGGAATATCATTAGGGAAAATCATATAAGCTACAGTACTATGCATGTCTTCTCCTTTAAGAAATACATCCATCATAGCTTTATCCTGGGAGAAATCAGCCATAAGAACTGACTCCTGACCACAGTAGTCAATAGAAATCCATACATTTCCTTTTTCTGCACAAAAAGAAGCTCTGGTAATCTCATCAGCAGGGAGATTCTGAAGTTGAGGATAGGCACATTTAAGTTTAGTGTCCTTTACTTCCTTGACTACAGGCAATCCTTTTAATTTAGCAAGAGATTGATTCTGTTTCTGAGAGCCACATGCCAATCTGCCAGTATCAGTTCCTAATGCTCTGAATGTAGTATGTATTCTGTCAGTATAAGGATTAATGGCATTTAGATAGTTCTGGCCATAAGTACTACAAACCTTTTGAGCTTCTGTATAGGCCAGATAGACATCATAAAACTCAGGATTCACATGTCTCTGGGGTTCCAACACTGAGGCATCAATACTATCCTTCTCCTCCTTAGTTTTCTTATCAATACCCTTACAATTAAAACCTAAAGCAGTCAAGAAAGGAATGACCTGCTTATTAGAGTTCCAGTTAATGTTACACTTAGGAGTTGTATCCCAACCAAGGAACAAATCACCTTGTAAATTAATCTTAAGGAATCTGCTGTCACCAAAGTCAACCACATACTGATTCAGTTTCTCTAAGGCTTCTGTCATCTTCTTATAATCAGATGCCATCTTCTGTTGCCACAATGGGACATTCATGTGAACACCACACCATTCATAATATGCAACAGCAGGGATGAACTGACATTCAACTTTAGCAGCTTGAAGTAATCCTAATTCTTTAAGCCTTTTAACTTGCATTTGCATAAGCCTGTAAAGGGGCTGGACATCTTTTGCTGCATAAATAATGTGCTTGGTTTCTATCCTTTGAAGGTCTTGGGTAAATTCTTCTCTGACTTCTTTAGACATCTCTTCACCAAAATATCTATACATCAAGGCTTTCAGTCCTACACCACTATGCTCATAGACAAATTCAGCAACATTAGGAATATCTCTATAAAGTCTTTTCTTCTTTTCTTCTTTTTTCAGGTCTTCCCAACCTGGAATACTGTCCACATATTCACAATATTGCATCATAATTTCCTCTGTACAACCTACCATAAAGTTTGGATAGGCCATATAGAGTATTTGTTCAGAAGTCATAGTGTCATAGCACTTGCGAACAATAATACCAAAGGCAAACAATACTTTAATATCAAACTTTAAATTTTGTCCAACAATAAAGGCAGATTCAATAGCTTCTTTATATAATTTAATGTTAATTTCTGAAGCATTAACAACTACTTGAACTGTCTCTTCAATATTACCAAACTGAACCAATAATGCCTTATCAATATGTGGATCAAGACCTGTAGTCTCTGTATCTAATTGAATTATATGGTTAGTAAAGGAGTTAATAAGATTTAATGACTCCTCTACAGAACATACTTGATAGTCTTTATGCTCAAAAGCTTCCTGCTGAATTGTAACATAGTATATCATACCTTACTATAAGCTATCAACTCATTAAAGTCTAATATATATCTATAGCGATTGAAGAAGCCTGAACCAAGTAGGCCATGTACAGTTGCTCCATGACTCTTCTTCAGATGAGTAAAAGCATCTTTCATGTCTTTGATAAGATAATCAAATGGATAAGACTTTTCCTTATAACTAAGAGTGATATTACATACCTGAACAGGCTGTTTGTTTCCCTCTATACCATAGAGAGTGGCACCATTATCTTCTACCATTTTATGCTCTATTTGGTTAAGAATATTACTATCTATCACATTGACACTAGAGCCAGTATCAAGAATAAAATTGAATACCTTGTCTCCCTGTTGTAAGGAAATAATTGGCAGTCCTGTAAGATTCAGGCCACTTCTAAAGTCCATATAGTCAGGATGAATATCAAATAGTCTTTGCAAAAATTTTTTAAACATACACAATACAATTAATAGTACTTTATTTGTCTGTGCTTCCAAAGCCGCCACGATTGTTGTTATCCAATGAATCTACATATTTAAACTTGTAGCCGCTGGTAAACAACCACAGAAACTTTTGCCAGACAGTTGCCTTTTGACTGAGACAAATCTCAAACTGACAGATTCTGTCTCCTTTACTTATCTTTACTGCTTCATAATGTGCTGACCTTATAGCAGCTGCTTGAAACTTCCATACATCGTCTTTACCAGAGTAGCTATTATCAATATAGCCAACACTGTTTGCCAAACAGAAATTTCTTTTGATAGGATTACTACTACGGTCATAAATCTTAGCAATACATCCTGAAGGAAGTTTCATAGACAGTCCCAAAGATACCAAATGTGCCTTATTGGGCTTGACTACACAGTCTTCAACTGCTATCAGGTCATAACAGTCTCCTTTTTCATTAATAACTATGTTGGCAATATCACTATGCTTAAATACTTTTACTGTTCTTTTCATTTTGTTTTTTTTCTATTTCTTTTAATTGTGAATTAAAACTTTTAATCGCTGTGTCAATGTTGACATTATTGCCAGGAAATTCCTGCTTTATTTCTTCCAACCAGCCTATCCAATTCTTAAGTTTGTGATACCTTTCTAAAGATTCCATATCCATGTAAATAATTTATATCCTCCTACTGTAGCTATTAGAATAAGCCAAACATGATAACAATAAACAGGCATCCACAGCAGCCTATCTCATCTTTAAATGCTGGTATCCTCATAGTTTTTGCATTAGTTTTGTTATATCCCACATCTTTTCTCCTGGATGGGTAATATGATAAAGTCTTTGGTTGGTTGTTGGAGAATTTAAGCCTCCAAGTTCTGCATCATAATGGCCTTCCTTGTAAAAATCAAGATACTGCAAGATGCCCCAATGATTTTTAGGCAGTCTATCTAGACCTGAATACCATGCGGTCTTGACTCTCTTATGGGCATACATGAACAGTTCTGTCAGAGTATCAATATCATGTTCTCCACCAAGTAGAAGGAGACAAGTAATACCATTGTGCTGATTAAGCAGGCCACAAAGAGCCTCTACATCAAGAGGAGTACCTTTGTCTTCCCAGAGTTCCCTTTGGTTGCATCCTTTACAATGAATCTGGCATCCAGAGATAGAGAGTCCCAGGATAATTTCACCTGGGATCTCTGTAAATACCTCTTGTAGCTTTAAATATTTGAGCATACTAAAAGTCTTTTAATTCTGATTTTCCATCACTATAAGTTCTATGAGAGCCTTCAATCTGTCTGTCAGAACCCCATGTTTTGGTAGCTGTTAAGTACCCTATGACACGGCTATACTGAGTAATATGTTCAGAACCACACTTAGGACATTTTGTAATTGGATGCTTGATAATAAAATGACAATCATCACACTCACTATTAGGAATGTTGAAAGTGAAGTATTGAGTACCATTCTCTCTAGCAAAGTCAAGAAGTTTCAGATACTGCTCTTTAGACAGGTGGTCTTCAAGGTTACAATGAAGTGCGGAACCTCCGTCAGTAAACTGATAAGTAGCATTACCATGTAGACGGAACTTATCAAGAACAGATGTGTTATCATGGGCATTGTAGAAGTAACTATTGTATAAGTTCTCATCTTCAGGCACCCAGAATCCATCAGCCTTATCCCATCTATAATTCTTACCACCTACAGACTCAGCGGGTATTACCTCACTATTAAATCTGATAGGATATTTCTTGTCCTCAATAGAGTGAAGTTCATTCTGCTCCTTGATGGTAGAGAGAATAAATTGAAGGAACTCTACATAGGACTTATTCCAACTAACTTCAAGTCCAAGAAATCTTGCTGCCTCATTATGACCATTGATACCTATAGTAGAATACAAGTCTTTCATGTGAATATAACCACCATTAGAGACTGAGTACATACCTCTATCTTCCTCCCTATATAACAAATGCTTGAAAGAAATATGTGCCTTATAGACTACCTCAAGAATGTCAATAATGTACTCTCTAAGACCCTCATATCCTGGCATATTGACTGTCTTGTCAATTACTCCACCATTATCTTCTTTAGTTTTGGGTTTTTGTCTTGCCCAAGACTGGACAATCCTATTGAGGTTGAGAGTAATGACATTACAAGAACCAGTCTTTAAGCCTGTCATTCCAGATGTAGGACTAAAGGTGTTCTTTTGAAGTTTATTTCTCAAGCGGCAGCATGAAGCTAGACTGTCTACACTATCACTAATATATGTGAAGAAACTATGACCTTTGGCATACATCTCTGCACAGAGTTCCTTGTATTCCTTATCTATAAAGTCCTTATCATCATAGACCATACAGAAAGTCTCAACAGGGAAAGTAAGTACAGACTTCAGTCTTCTTTCATTGAACCAGTTCATAAAGAGACGCTGGAGTTTATCAATAGCTTCCCACTCAGGTTTAGTGCCATCAGGATAATAGAAATCCCCAAACATTCCATTGAAGTAAGTGTGGTCAAAGTAAGAAATATTGGTAAAGGGACTTTGTCCTCCCCTGTTACCTGCCATTTGATTTACACCATATACAAAGGTCTTGAAAGCACCTCTGATCTTATCCCAGATAGTTTGCTGAGTAAGGCAATGCTCATTAGTGATAGTCACATCAAGCTTTTCATACCACTTTGGTCCAAACTCCTTTACTATGTAGTAGTTAAGAGTAAGTAAGTAAGAAGGTACAGCAACAGCACCTTTACACTGACCAGAGGCAGCATGAATAAAATTCACCAACTGTCCTGAGAAAGAAGCCATATTAGTAGGAGCACCTTCAGTTTTACCACCATCCAAAGAACCAATACCATCTGTCATCAGAGGGTACAAGTCATCAGCCTGACAGTAGAACTTGATAGTAGGAGTACTGGCTTCATCACCAATATAGATAAAGTGATGCTCAAGCAGATCTATATACCTTTTATATATATCCTCATTAGGAAAATCCTTCTTAAGCTGTCTCTTCATCCTACGCCTCTGTACATTTCTATTTGTAGTCTTATACACTTCGGGGTCAAGAGTAGCTACATTCTTCTGTGACACATTACTGTTAGGATCAGTCTCTGAGGCAGTGGCTGCATTATCTGCATTCTCACTATAGCTATCCATATAATCTAGTCTCTCTTCGATAAATCTCTCCATCTTATGCTGCTCTCTATAGAGCATGTAAGCCTTGCCAACAGGGAAACACCTTTTACATAGATACTTCTCTACTTGGTCTTGGATTTCCTCAACAGTAATCTCTTCATCCTTCAGCTCCCCAAGGTCTTCACAGAACTTCTGAATCTTATGTTTATCTACCTTACCTACATGGATGTCACAAGCTTTGAAAGCCTTTAGGATAGCACTTTCAATTTTTTCAGCATCAAACTCTTCTTTTGAATTGTCTCTTTTGATTACAAACATTTCTTCATATTGTTAAGCATTAAAGTTTCTTTGTTAAGCACTTGATGATGTTTACTCCATCTTTGTTAATACCATTTGGTACTGGGGGCCTAAGATTTAAATATCCTTGAAGTTCTTCTCCAATAGCAAAGGGGTCTCTATACTCATTGCCCTTTTCGTCTATAAGTATTCCAATAGATTTAGTTAGAGGAAATTCCCATACCAAAGGTGTTAAGGTATTCTTATTGACAACAATAAAGCGATAGTCTGCAAGTTTAAAATCTTTAAAGTAATCATCCTTGTCCATATTGGTACGAATATTCCTCCAGTATAGTCTACTTTGGATCATATAGGACCACTGAAGAAAACTCTCCTCAAAATTCCATTCAGTATGACTGGAAGTCTTAAGGTCGATAGGATAGATAATTTTATTTTCATAATCTACAACTATCAAATCAGCCATTGACCTATAGTTTACATTATTATGAGAGAACTTAAACTTGAGTTGGTAATACCTTCTAATGGGAGATAGCTCATCATTATCCGCGAAATATCCAGCTGTGGAAGAAGATTCCCTTAAAGCCCTAACCATATTCATAGCATCCTGATACATAGCTACAGATACTATAGTCTTATCACTATGTTTAAGGGCATTATAGTACTCTGCAATATTACCTGTTTTAAGTACCTGTTTATAGCGAGTGTTATCATACTTGTCATTTTGCCAAAAGCCTACTTCCTTAGCAGCCTGTGAAACAATGCTCTCTGGTATTTCCTCAAAACTATCAAACGGTAAACACTGGTTAACCAAACTTTTACAAATATCAATGCCACTATCTGTAACATTAATGTCCAAAATTGTGTAAAGGCTCTTAAACTCATCTTCTCCTCCTGTGAGTGCTGTGTCTACAAGCGATCCAAGCAATAATGATGGGCTTTCCTTTCTGTCAAACAAGTGGTCAAGGCCATCATAGCCACTACGCTCATAGGTAGCCAATGTTGAATAGGATAGAGCAGGATCTTCCCTATAAACCTTTTCAGGAACATTCCATGCTATCTCACTTAGCTCTTTTTGTATCTCTATCATGCTTGTCTTTTCTTTTTCTCACAATACCATTCATATAGTGGCCCTGCTGCCTTATAAATATCAGAGAGAGCCTGCATCTTAATGGGGAATACCTCATTACTATGTTTTTCACTAAGCTTCTCTAAATCATCAAACTCCCTCTCCAGTACAGGCAGAAAGTCATGAAGATAGGCAGCAAATTTCTCTACTTTCTCTGTATTATTGCCAAGCTTGGCATAGCTGGTAGGATTAACAGGACTACCAGCATTTGAATAATTTCCAATGTTGCTCATAACTTAATTTTAATTAATTTCCAATTATACCCATAAACATAATCTGTTTTACCTAGAAGAGACCTAAGAATAGCACCTTTAGGTTTCCCTTTGAGTTTTAATTCTGCCATAGCTTCATTAATAGACTCAAATAGTTTTGTTTCTGAGAGCTGTTTCTTTGTTCCTTTAGATGTTACTTGTACAGCAAGTCCTAAATAAGTCAGATGATTATCCAAAGCTTCAAGAAGCTGCTTCTGATTCTTTACTATATAATAGATAGCATCAGGCTCATTCTCTTTAAGATATTTGTAGAACATCTTTTCCTTGATTTTAAAGTCTGGAGTCTTCCATCCTTTTGTCTCAATCATTACAGGACCTATAAAGAAATCAGGAGTATAGTCAATAGATATTACTTTTCTCTTCTGCCACTGGCAATAGAATCCTTCCTGGAGAGTATAAGTTTTGGCCTCATACTCCCAGGGGATACCCATTCTATCCAGTGTTTCAGCTGTCTCGGCTTCCAGTTTACTTTTGTATTTGAATCCATTATAGACAGTAGGTTCTACACCAACAATATGTTCACTCATTTCTTTTTAGGCTAAGCATTCTTCTTCTCTTCCTTCTTTAAATCAGCTGTTATAGACTTAACTGTATCATAGATTTCTTTAATTAAGCCTTCGATATTATCCACCCTTTCCTCAAGAGCTTCAAAATCTTCTTCTAAAGCAACTAATGACTCACAGGGTTCATCTTTAAAGTTAATTAAGTCATCTTCATCTTCAACCTCACGCTCTTCTACAAAGCCCATTTCAATAAGCCAGTCCATAGAGTCCTCAGTAAACTCTACATCCTTCTCAACAGTTACCTTGCCATCTTTCAGCTCCTTGAAAAAAGTAAGATTAACTACTTCACCGAACTCAATTGCTTCATCTGTCTCTACTACAAAATACTTTTTCATCTTTAATTATTTAATAGTTAATACTCTTCAAACCACTCTATACCATAGCCATTTTGACTAATAAGAATGGAGTTAATCTCTTGCCAAATGTCAGAAGGCATTTTCTGCTTCTGACGAGCATACCATGAAGGGTGTCTGATTCTAATCACATGATTGAACTGCTTGTTAATGTATGGCTCCAGTGTCTGAGCCTGAGTTCCCATGAGTACATAAACCAGCCCTGTATGGTACATTGAGAGATTAGTGAGTAAGGACTTGATGAAAGGCCTCCATAAGAGAGTATGGCTTCCTACCCTTCCTACTTCACAGGAAAGTGCTGAGTTTAACAACAGCACCCCCTGTGCTTCCCACTTCTCCAAATCTGAAGCAAAGTTAATGGTTCTGTGGGGGATTGTATAATCAATAACTGATTCCTTAAGAACTTCTAAGGAGGGGGAATATTGCGATTCTGGTGTATCAGGGCTATTGGCAAAGGCAATTCCTGTAGCTACTCCTTTCTGGGGATAGGGGTCCTGAGCAAGTATTACTACACGAAGATTACTGAGAGAACACAATCTGAAGGCTTTGAATACATCTTTAAGTTGAGGACAAATAGAATAAGAAGAGACTGATAGTTTCTTTATGATTCTATCAGCCTCTTGTAAGTCTACTACCTTAGACCAGTCTCCAAAATACTCTTGTATAGTCATCTTTGCAATAATTCATCTATATGGTCAAGTGCTAATTGTAGTAGATCTTTGTTGGTAACAGAAATAGAAGGAACCTCTGACTTCTTAATAGTAAAAGGACACTCATCAATTTCTACCTTTACCTGCCAGCAACCCCTATGTGAGAAGGGTGCTCCTTGTTCCAAGAAAAAGGCTGTATTAGGATGGCAGGGAGTATAGATGAGATTGTTGAGACTGCTGACTAGTGCCTTGTTTACAATAAATCTTTGTAGGGCATCTTCTTTTGATACACATATACCAGGGTTAATCCTAAGTATAGGTCTTTTATAGTAGTATTTTATCCTGCCTTCACTATCACTTTTCTTTTCCAATATCCATGATAGCATCATCAGAGGCTTAAAATTGGAGTTAAAGATACTCCCAAAAGTGCAATAATATGCATCGGCAGCATTAGGAATAGACACCTTTGTAAGATGTTTTGAGAATTTGGTAGACAAACAATCTCTCATAATTGCATCAAGTGACTTATAATCAGAGCTAAGACCACAAGAATACAATTCAGCTACTAGCATATCAGTATGCAGTGACTGCCTATTTATATCTAAAAAAGCATCAAAGGCAAACGCAGGCACTTCAATAACATCTTGATTAATGGGAATCTCCATAAATAGAGCAGAAGTGGTACGAATATTGGGTGTAGTCCTATAGCCATATCTTCTCAATACAGAATTTGAATCACTATCCTGAAAGATTGAACGAATAACAGAGTCAAGTGTTGCAGCCATTACTTAATAGTTTTAAAGATCATATTTTGTGCATCATACTCAGTAAAGAAAGGCAAGTCATAAGGAATGGCTGGATTAAGAGTATTAGCTACCCAATTGGTAAATAGGTTTACTATGACTGAACCAATCATACAAGCAAGATAGGTGGTCTGCTTGAGTGAACACTGAGTGGCATCTGCCTCTGCATCAGTGAAGAGATACTTATGCTGATATTCACTGAGAGCCCATTCGTTATCTCCTGTAATACAAAATACCTGAAGAGTATCTATTGACAATCTGCCATCCAACAGCAAGCACTTGTATCTTTCCTCATCAGGCTTACTATTTACATGTTCTAACCATTTACTAAAGAAAACTCTTCTAGCTGTCATATTGTCAAAGCCACAAATCATAATATCACCAGCCTCATAGTTTTGTGTAAACTTATCTTTAATGGCATAGATACTCCTCATGGTAGTATAGCTACGTATCATATCAGCCATAGCATCTACTTTTGCTTTACCTATATCTTCTATACAGTAAAGCTGTCCTGACATGTTAGCTTGTTCTACTATATCATCATCATACATGAAGAGGGCTTCAGGATTCATACGGGCTAACTGAAGGACAGTCCAAGAACCAATACCCCCACAACCTGCAAGAATAATACGGGCCTTCTGAATTGCATTATACCATTCAGTGCCTGAAAATCTGGAGGTAGCGTCATTTATCAGTAGGGTAGAAGAGTTGGGAGCTAGCAGAAGTTCTGTTATAGAAGGCTCTTGCTGTTCTGCTACATCAAATGCCTCCATATCATCCTGAGATACTTCTTCATCAGGATTTTCATTAACACCCTGAACACCCTGATTAGTTCCCTCATGGATAACAGGAACATCTATAACTTCTCCATTTGGCAAATGAAAGTGTATATCATGAGGTTCCACTCCAGATTCAAGATGCATCCCCATATTAACAGGGGTCACACTTCTAGATTCTATCAGTTCATCCCAGTCTCTGTCTTCTTCTGCATCAAGATCCCTGCCTTCTCCACTATTCTCATTATACTCGTCAGTATTCTCTCCTTCTTCCTCTTCCTCAACCTCTTCTGCTTCATCATACTCTGGCTCTTGGAAACCATTGTCTGCAAGAATGTCATTGAAATCATCAAGAGGAATATTAGAAGATGGAGATTCTCCCTGATGTTGCTGTGATATAACAGATACTGTATCAGAGCTTGCAGGAACAGTTATTTCCCTATTTCCCTCACTAATACCCAGAGAATTCAACCAATCATCTAGATTATTCATAAATGTAACGCATTAAAACTTCTTTATAATCATCCATATAAACATTTACACCATCAGGAGCATACTGATATAGTTCAGTATATATAGCAGAGGCAACTTTACTCTGAATTAACTCCCAGTCGTCAATAATTTCTGAAGGAATGTCATCATCATCAATCAAATATTGATTTGTCATAAACTCTACTATAAACTCCTTCCACTCATTAAACTGAGAAGATTCATTGCCATCAGGTCCAAATATTTCCCCATACTTCTTATTCATCCATCGGTTTATCCATTGTTTCAGGTCTATGTTATCACTTACTATAAGGGAGCAAGTAACCATTTGACAGACTAACTTATGAATAATAGTTGGATCTGGTTCCCATTTAGAAGTATCTATCTTACCCATTTCCTCCTCAGAGAAGAGTGTAGGCTCTTGATTAAATGTTTCTTTAGTTTCCGCAGCTTTCTTTTCATTCTGCCAGTCACGGAAGGAATAGTCCTCATCAAAATCCCTAAGTGCTGGATTAATTATCTTAGTACCATTAGGAATCCAAGGACTTTTGCTATTGTTAGAAGTGTTAACAGTAGGAGTTACAGGAGTTACTACAGCCTTTTTCTTCTTAGCCTCAATCTCATCAAATCTTGTATCAAGATAGGCCAAAGGATTGTCTACCTTCTCTACTTGAATATCCAGCATAAAGTACTCAATAACTTCTTTATCAATTATCTGAGTACTTTCAGACATAGTATCTTCTCCAGTTTTGATAGTCCCTTCTCCAAAGAACTCATAACTTGTGCCAAGAGATTTAGTTACTACTTCAGACTTGGATTGAATCTTTCTTGTTAAAGCAGCTACATAAGTACCTCTGGTATCTACTACAAGTGATACAAAGCAGTTAGTATCATTACCTTCACTCCTTATAGTATTAAAGTCTGTCCCACTTATAAACGCACCTAGTTGGTGATGTGAATGCACCAAGCCTATATCACAACCAAAGAGATCAATATTATCAGCAATATATCCAACCACACTTTCATCCATCTTAAAGTCAGTGAAAGTGCCAGAGCCTAAATCCATAGGGAATATGTCCTGACAGTGAATCTCTAAGTCATCTTGCTTAAAACTGCCAGTATGATTATAGAATAATACTCCAGACCATTCAGTAGATGGAAACTTGCGGATAAGATATCTGATTTTTTCTTCTACATTGCGAGGTACAAAGAGTTTATAGGTAGTAGACGCTTTGATGAGTGGGGGCAGGGAGGGCTGTTGCTGAAGAGCTGGAGCTAGCATCCTGCTGGTGTTGTCTTGTATATTCATTTGTATAATGATAATTTATGATTTTAAGAATGTTATTCAATATATACATGGAGAGACTATGACTGAGCACAATACTCTCCTGAGGAGTGAATTCAGTAGAACCGCTGATTTTCAAAGTGACATCATTACCCTTGAAGGTGCATACTTTCTTGCCTATATAGTCTTCCAACCTCAAGTTGTCCAGACTTCTGGAACCATTAGGATCAAAGAACTTGCCTCCAGCTACTATAGCACGATTAATAATTTGCCTATCGAACATTCTAGAAACAAGACTTTTCTCTACATAGTATTTATTAATCCAGTCTATAAAAGCATTACTAACATCAAGAATATATTCATAATATGACATACCAACTATAAAATGATCCTGCTGATAACTAATTGCTAGATGTCCATTCTTTAGGTAATATTGAATGAATTTCTGAAGGCCTGCCCTAGTGAGGGTATGCTCAACTTGATTTAGTATATTACCTGCTTCACACTCATTAAATCTATTATAGTCCCTCAGATTTGAATTAATATTGACTTCCTCAAGATGTCTGTAAGGCACCCCACTAAGAGATTCTACAGTAACATACCTAGATAGTTCTTCACAAAAAAGCATCCATTTAATTTCATCAAAGCCCTCGGAGAAAGCACTTTGCAGACTATGAATGGTATCTTTGATGGGCCCTGTACCTAAGCATGGGTCTTGAAAAACTGTCAAATCATCCTTCGGAATACTACAAATATGAGACATTTTGTTATCACTAAGGCTCTTTATCCTTAGTATCTTGTTTTTATATACTTACTGTATCTGTTATATATGTGGTATAACAATCTTTTGTTTATACTTTTACAAAAAATTTAGGAATTATGAAAAAAGTACAATTAAAAGATTTTGATTCTCAAATTGTCAAATTGAAGACAGACGGTCTTAGTTATGAAGAAATTGCTAGTATTTTACATTTAAAGAAAAATTCAGTTGTAGCCTATATAAAAAGGCTTTATCCAGAACTCAAGACTTTAAATATGATTAGAGGCAATACTTCTTATTTCCATAATATAGATAGTTATGCCAAAGCCTATTTACTAGGTTTTATAGCTGCTGATGGGGCTATAGTTAAGCAACGCAACACTACATATTTAACAATAACTATTAACTATGAAGATAAATCTGTTCTTGAATTTTTACAATCGGAACTACAAGATCATAGAAAATTAACAGAAATCATAAAAGCATCTTCTTTTGATGCTAATAAAAAGATTCACCATATTCGTTTTTGTATAGGTTCATCTGAGATAGCCGAAGATTTACAAAACATTGGTATAACTCCAAATAAAAGCTTAACTATGGGTAACATTATTACTAATATACCCTTGAACTATAGAGATGCTTTTATTATTGGTTATTTTGATGGTGATGGAAGTGTTAGTAGAATACAACATTCTCCTAATAATAGGAGTTTAATCATACAGATAAGGGGAACATTCTCCTTTTTAGAAGGGATTTCCAATCATCTATGTATTCCAACTTCTTTTATTAAACAATATGATTCAATATCACAATTAAATATAACAAATAAGAAGTATATATCCAGATTTTTCCAATGTTATGCAAACTTACCTTTTTACTTTAAAAGGAAATATGATAAGTTTGATAATTGGATTTGTCCAGATAAAAGGTATAAACAAGTTCAGACTATATCATCATCTGTAGCATAAAACTACAGAGCTGGGCACTCGTGTCACTATTATATTCTGCAATTAGCAGTTTCAAGTGTTAGTCGTTGAACCTTCCAAAGGTTTTTGCACCTAAGGCTTGGCTGCTGATTGTCTGCTTTTTCAGATTTTCCAGCAATTCACCCAGTTTAAACTGCACTCTTAGTTAATGCATATAATCACAAACCCACTGTTCTAGGGTGTAAGTTGATCTATTGAGAGTAAAACCTCTATACTCTACAGGAATCATGCCTTTGGCATCAAGTGTTATTTTTGCATACAAGTCATATATTAATATAGACCTATCATTTTCATTAGTTACCTTGACTGTAGGCCAATACACTAAGATAAAAGGATGGATGCCTGCATAACTTCTGGCAACACCATTGAATGTTCTGCCATCTGCTTCATAACCACTACCATCCTCTCTCATAGGAATCTCAGCAACAGCAAAGGATTCAGCTATAGTATCATCATCTGGAAGACCTTGAAGGTCAACAAACCCCTCTCCAAAGTAATTTTGGAATACCTCATAGACATTATAGACATCAGTAAAAGCCTTATGCCTGAAATCATTGATTGTGTAAAACATTGCTCTATGTATAATAATAAGGTGGAAAATAATAGGGCAGGATAACTTAATACCCTGCCCATTGACACAACCAAATTCAAAAACAGCTATGAGTTAGTGCCTAATGCTTCTCATCATATCATTCATATCATCTGCAGTTATCTCAAGCTTCTCTTCTTCCAAGCGGTGGGCCAGCTCTGTGAGTAGGTTTGCCAATGCGGTCACATCTTCACTGGATAACAGATTCTCCTTGACCATAGACTTGATGCCAGTATAAAACCATTCCACTGTGTTTGCATGAGGAGCAGTAGCAAGTACTTTCTCAGGAGTATTTACTTCCTCCTTCACCTTCCCCAGGTCTTTCAGTTCCTCACGAACCTCATTGATAGCCTCTTTATTGCTAGAAATATTTTTCTCAGCAGTATTAGCAAAGAAGTTAATCAGCTTATCACTAGAGATACGAGTCCAATTGTCACCAAACCCTGCCTTAATAGCCTCTCCAAGATTATTCTTCTTAATATAATCTCCAAACTCCTTACGATTAGTAGGATATGCACCTGAGCGAATTTGCTTGTTAGTATTAGTCAGCAACATTACCAGATTGTTAGTAGTCTGACCTTTAAACTGTACATTAGTAGGCAGCTGAGTTTCAGGTGAGAGTAGCTGAGTTTTGGTGATACCTTCAGTAAATGTGAGTCCCGAAATATTAATGGGTGATTCATTCTTAATCCAAGTCTGGCCAACCATCTTATAGACATTCTCATTACGACGAATAGCATCTTGAAGCTGCCCTAAAGTCTCTGCATCTGTCACTACACGATATTTACTCTGATCACGATTGTTGGCAATTAATATTTCACGTTCTGTCATAATATAAAAGCTTTTAAATTAATGAAATAATGTTTCTAATCTCTTGAAATCTTCTTTGTTTGTGAGGGACTTATAATAATCACTGAAATCTTTCTCTGTCCCTAAATCAGGTACAATAAAAGGAAAACCTGTTTTATCTGAGAGGTTTTTAGCATCTTTCTTACCTGCTTCATCTGTATCAAAGCAGATAAAAACTTTCTTATATCTCCTTTTGAGTTCCTTGACAGCAGTGTCACTGATGTTATAGCCTTCTCCCTGAGGAGCAATAGCGGGTATATGGCATTGACAGGACAGTACTAATGCATCTTTAAGGCTACTACAGATAACTATTCTGTCTCCCTCCTGAGGTACTTTAGTCCATAAAGAGATAACACTGGCATCCATACAAGAGCACCACTTAAATCCCTTTGTGTTCAAGGGTTGGTATATCTTCATTGATAGCTTACCTTCCTTGTATTCTGTAAACACATAAGCAAGTTTGTCAGCAGGAAATGTATATTTTCTTGTTTTACCTGTTTCTTTATCCCTCTTAGTGATTATCTTATGACTAATCGGCAATACACCAACATACTTCAGCCAAGGTTTTGTGATACCATAGCTTCCCCAATATTCCTCATCATACTTCTGCCAAGGTCTGACCTTTACTTCTATCTTGGTGAGTTCAGAAGATTCCTTTCTAGTCAGAGTTTTAATTTGCTTCATCTTAAACTCTACATCAGAACCTTCCTGTTTCTGCATAACTTCAAGTATCTTGTCAAACACTTGATTGAAGGTACAATTCCACTTTTTACAGAGTAAATCTAACAAACTACCTTTGGTTTCACTCTCTCCAAAGTCCTTAAATCTGATGTGCTTGTTATCATCCAGATAGATACTGAATGAAGGATTGTTGTCTGCTCTAAATGGAGAATGTATCCTACAAGGAATACTAGTAATCTCTGGGAATACAGCTGTCAGTATTCTAATTTCTGAGTACTTCTCAAATAACTCAGGTATAGAGATACTGGTTGAGGTTTTGCCTACTATCATAAGATTTATCACTTAAAGGGTTAAAGGAAAAGGAATTGGGAGGAGGTTAAAATGAGAAAAAAATCCTCCTCCCTGAGTATCTGCAACTACTCATCCCAAGGCATACCACCACCATTAGCAGGTGCATCAAACGGCATGTCACCTGTTGTATCTGTGGGCTTTTCCAAGTTAGTAGGCTCTACAGTCCACTCCTGGAGCTCACAGACTCTATAGTCAATGTTCTGATAAGCACCATTCTGCTTTGCATTTACCAAGTCCTTCTCAAGTTTAGTTACTGCATTCATATTAGCAGCATTACTAAGAATCAGCTCACCTCTGGTACAAACGGCCTGATACTGCTTGCCCTCATCAGTAGTTCGAACACCATAGAGCAGCTTTACCTTATTATTAGGCTGGAGAGAAATAGCCTCCTTGAGTTCCTTAAAGTCACCTTTAAAATAGTCCTTAATATGCTCTAAGCCAAATACACACTCCTGAGCATTCTCCTTCTTAATCCACTGGCCATTAACATAGTTAAAGGCATCTGCAACACAAAGATACTTCTTCAAAAAAGCCACCAGATCACACTCTCCTACACAAGCCATACGATACTTGGTATCAATCTTCTGAGGGTTGCCATTAGCACCTACAAGTGCCTTACCAGCCTTTGCATCTTCTACATTGGCCCATGTGTAATTTCCATATTGGTCAATTACTCTTACCTTAGTCTGGTCTTTATTATAATCAGGAGCCATACGCAGAGTAATCATTGCTCTTGATTTTAGTTCAATACCATTGTTAGCCTCAGGGTCTGTCTGAATCAGGAAAGTAATATGAGCCTCTTTGCCATTCTCTCCATCCTTTACATACTCAGGTTCTGCCTGAGACTCAAAGCCAAAGAACTCATCAATCTCCTTCTTAGTAGGCTGCACACCTTTAACATAAGTACTACCTACACCTACATAACGCTTGAAACTTTCACCTGCTTCTTTACTCTCCTGTGTCTTGCCAATTGCAAGAAAACTATAACCATTAATTTTCTTCATAACTGTTTATTTACTGTTTTTTAATTGTGTTAATAATCCTTTTGAATAATAATTAGTTGTTCCAAGGCAAATCTCCTGCCTCTGCTTCCTGCTCATTGGCAGGCTCAGCAGCCACTTCAGATACTGCCTCTCCTTCTGCTCCCACTGTTGCCTCAGGTTCAGATTCAGGCTCCTGAAAGGTTGTCCCTTCCTTATCAGCAATAGTGATGACATACTGCTTCTTCTGCTCATCATAAGTAACAATGTCAGTAGGCAGATATTTAGTAACCTTGATGGGCTTACCATCCTTACCTGTAGCACCTGTAGGCTCTATAACCTTCTTTACAAGGTCATAAACAGGCAGGCCAACAATCTTGACAATACCTTCCTCCAGAGAATCATTGAGTGCCTGAAGACTCTTCATCTCATTAACAAGAGGTATAATCTTGTTCTTGAGTGACTCAATCTTGCGCATATTGGGATCCATCATCTTAGCTGCGCTCTTTACCTGTTGAAACTGTGAATAAGAAATTCTTTTCTCCATAATGTTTTTGTTTTTTAATTAATTAATATTGTTGTGTATATCTTTTAGGCTGCACTATCAGCCTTATCTTCTATTTTATAATACTTACGAATGGTATCATCTACCAGTCGAAGAGAGTTAGGAATTTCAAAATCAGAGAACATTCCCAAAGGAGTCTTTGCAGAACTGTGATTAGCCTTAGTTTGGAAGAAATACTTATTATCTCCATCATCTCCGTAGTCCACGCGAGTCATTAATACCAATGGATAGAAACCTTCAGGTTGTGTTTTAGTGAGTTTCTTACCAATGACAGAGAACACAGTTTTTTCAGTACCGTCAGGCTGTGTCTGAAGCATAGTATGACCAAAAATGTAAACTATCTGATCCTTGCGAAGAGCATTACAGAGCATATTAAGTTCTATAACGTCATTGGCTAAATCCTTCCATTGGTCAAATGACATCTTTTTGCGGTCATTAAATTCCTTCATAGCCAACCAAATATTTACTGTATCAATAGCTACAGACTTAATCTCTGGATTCTTGGCACAATATTCAAGTGCCTTCTTAACCTCATCGAAAGTTTTTGGTTCTACATAATTTCTATGTTCTGTGTCCCACATGCCTCCAGGGAAAGGAAGGGTCTTTCTATCAAGATTGATGATGAAATGACTCTTGGGATTCATACCTTGATAATTTTCAAGGTCAAACTTACCATCAGGATTGATGATAGTTGAGGTGGTCTTTCCATCTCCAGACGCACCTAAAATAGCTACAATTGTTGCTGCCATTTGTTTCTTCTACTCTTTTAAAATTGTTATTGACTGTGCAAAGGTATTTTCTTAATGTAAGAAGATTACCTTGCTTAAAATTTTCTTTATGTTAATTGAAGGGAGTTACTAAGCCTAACTTCTCATATTATGGTCTATTAACTGATATACTTGATTAAGCTTGGAAAGTTCGTTAGGTTTAGGTAAGGGACTAAAAAAGTTTACTGCACCATCAAAGTAAAGTGGTAAGTAGCCATTAGACTCTCCCTCACGGTTTAAGACAACTTCAAGAAACCTGCCATACCCACCAAGTTTCTTAGTATCATAGCCTCTGTAGTCATCTATCTCAAAAGCATGAGGATTGGTTATACCCAACATTACTGAAGCATCTTTACCAGTATTCTTGGTGTCAGCAAGTCCTGCCAAGGTAGGCATAATCTTCTTTTGCTTAAAAGCATCAAGAGAAATAGTATCAATATTCTGCTGCTGGACTAACACTGGAGTATAATGGAATTTATCTCTAAAATCAATAAAGTACTCAGAGAGCTTATCAATGCATTGTTTGAGGTTCCAGCCACGTTCTAACTCTGTAAGTCCTGCATGGTCCCAAAGGATAATTACATATTCATTAGGGTCATTTGGCTCATAGTGATCAAAGAGATTTTTCTTCTCTCCTCCAATTATGGCTTCTTTTGTTACTATCTTACCATGTTCCTGAGCGTATTTCAATATTACCTTCCAACATCCTGTAGGATTACGCTGGTTGATAAATTCTACATGATCCATATAGAAATTTAGAATACTCTGATAATCTATAGTGTCTAATATATCAAGTACCTCATCAGGAGCAGTATTGTTCTCATTAGTAGAGTTAAGTACCATCGGAGATACTCTTATTCTATGATTAGAGAACCTATATAGAAGATGTGAACAGAATCTTGCTGTAATCTTCTCAGGTGTTTCTTCTAGTGGGAAATAGAACAGCTTTACCCTTACTTGGTCAGGATGCTCATAAGCATATAGCAGTGGCTCATATACAAACAGAGAACTAGCTATTTGTGTCTTTGCACTCTTAGCTGCTCCTGATATTAAATAATACTTACCTTGCTCTACTCCAGGATAATCATTTCTAAAGATTTGAAATGGTGATGGAATGCAGTTTACTCCTCCCTCAACAACTCTTCTTTTCCTCTCTCTAAAGCCTTGGAGAGTTCTTTGAACTACATTCATACTTTAATTTCTTGCATATCTTTTCCAGTCCTCCTGAGTATTAACCTCCTCTTCCTCACTCTCCTTGTTCTCAAGGAATGTAGCAAGAGAGGATTGAAGTTCCCCTCCCTTATTACGATTGTCTTTACATACAAAGTAATTAGCCATTTGAAAAGGAGGATTATAGTTACCTCTAAAGCTAGCTACATACCTTTTAGTAGCATCAATTATATCTTCATCAGAAGCATCTCCCCAATTAGTAATAAACCTTTTAAGAGCCTGCTTAATGGCTACCTTGTTACTTTTATGATAATACTTTGTGCCTGTTCTCTCATCTCTCTTAAAGCCTTGTGGATAGCATTTCTGTATCTCTTCGGCTAACTTCAGTAGCCTATCATCATCTATATTACCTCCAGAGTCACAGAGGATTTCATCAAGTACATCAGACCAATGCTGAGTGACTTGCATTTCTCCTCCCACATCTACAAGAATTTCTCTTGCAAGCATATTACTGAGGGTATCTCCCTTGGAAATCCTGAATGCCAAAGCAAACAGGACTTCCTGAACAGTCATCTTATGTTTCAGACATGTCTTTTCATCAATTGTTATTTTCATTTTACTTTAATTTAATTGTTACTTTGCCCGTAGGAAATACTAATGATGTTTCTTCACCACCAGTACATTTCTGAGCCAAATCGTTTATGATGGGCTCTAGAGTGTCATAATACTTGAGAGCCAAGTCTTTCAATGGGTAATTAATATTACTTGGCTCTCTTTTTGGAATGGGATCAATGATTCTGTCTTTTTTAAATTCCATCATATTTCTTGAATTGAATGTATTGTTTTTATTGACTTAAATCCTTCAACTCCCTTTAATACCAACTCTTCCTCTCTTGTCCCCTTATAGTAAGGAATAACCATAATAGGATCTTTATGTCTCAATAGACGACCTTGCCTCTGACTAGTGATAATTTCGGAGGAAGTGATATTACAGAAGATGCCATAGCGACAATCTACCAGATTAGCATTCTCGTTAAGGATGTTTACAGCTGTGATATGGTTTATCTTCTTTGCATTGAAGTCATCATATACTTTAGTAGCATCCTTGTTCTGAGAGTGGATACAATTCTTGCCAAGATGTTCAGTCTGGGCAATAGTCTTACAGAAGGTGATAGTTCTCTCCTTGTCAAGATGGTGGAGTATAGCCTTTACCCAGCCTAACTTACAGTCAGCAAGAAACTCAAGCCTCTTTCCACACATAAAAAGCCAAGTTTGCTTCATGGCAGGGTTAATCATAGCCTTCTTCTTATACCATTCAATAGTCTTGTCTAAGTCCATCAGCTTTTGTTTCTGAGTGCATTTGAGGATAGCATGAACCTTCTGTTTCTTCAGCTTCCAGTAATCCTTATACTCTCCATGAACTACAGGACCTTTGGCTTTAGGATTCAGTTCAATAGTTTCACTCATTCTTGTGTTCTCTACCTCAAGAGGAAAGAGGAGGATTGTAGGTTCGGGAAGTACTTCAGAGTCAATAGCCTCAATGATGTCACAAGAGACTACCTCAGAGTGGTAGTGATACCTAAAGAAAGCCTTGACATTGCGAGGAATAGTTGCACTTAAACCAAGCATATAGCCATACTTAATAGTCTTCAGTGCTTCCATTCTAGCTTCGGATGCTATGTGGTGGCACTCATCTAACACGACAAAATCAAAGAATTCTCCTGTATGCTTGTGGAGAGATTCATAACACTCCATAGTTACATCAACATTTATACCTCCCCACTTCTTAAATTCATCCTTCCAAGTTTGTTTATGTACTATTTTTGCTACTAATAGAAGCATCTTAGGCTTGCGAGACTTATAGACAGAATCAGCAATCCAATTGATTAAATCTATAGATATTTTGCTTTTTCCGAGTCCTGTAGCAGCTTCTAATAGCAAACAATTACTTTTAGTTAGTGCTGTTCTACAAGCACTGTTTACTTCTTCTCTAGTCATTTTTAACTGTACCAAATTTCAGGTAAATCATATTGCTTCTGCATAAAACTCTTCTGGTTCAATGTTAGAGAAATGCTCAGTAGCAAGAAAATCTTGATAAGAGAGTTCCTCATCAATAGACTTGTTAATAAGCTCGTTCAATTCAAAAATACATTCACTAATACCTGTTTTATAGGCAAATGGCTGAGTAGGACTATCTGCCCTCTCTTGCCATTTAGTGATAATCTGTTGCAAATCAAATACATTAATCATAGTTATAAGAATTTTAATGTGTCAGACTCCTCAACACTGTCATAAGCCTGCGCCATATTCCAGGATTACTCTCTTCTCCCATACCATTCTTCCTGTTTCTACTTACATGCTTAGGACTGGCTGTAAAGAAACAAGTGTTCCTTGGATCCTTAGATACATGACCATACCATCTGCCTTGAACAGCACTTTTAGTACGACCAGTTTGTTCTGCTACTGCAAGAAAACATCTGTGAAGATTCTGAGGTCTTGCTTTTACATACCTTAAGATTGTTGCATCTTCTTCAGCTGTCCATCTCTTGCAATGTCTGTTGTTACTTTGTCTCATTTTTACTATTATTTAAAAGATTATTATTTTCCAGCCTAAGCTGGGAGAATTATCACATAAAAAGCTTCCTACTATCTTCTCAGACAATAGGAAGCAATCATAACTAAAAACCTAAAACTATAAATATTACTACTAACCTAAAACAATCTT